TGCCATATACAGTTGAGGCATTAGCAACTGGAACGATACTGAAAACAAAAATCAGTTTTCAACCGATGGCTACCGATTTAGAAATATCCTGTATTAGACACGGATTTGAAATGTTAACTACACTTGGCGGAAAGTCTGCGGTCGGTTTCGGTGATATTGAACTTGAGATTGACCCCTATTTAAATCTTGATATTTCAAAATATCTATATCAAGATTGGTTAGCAGAAACCGATATAAAGGCTCTCTTGTTAAAATATTCTGAAAGGGTATTATAATGGAAGTAGTAAAAATTACTGCAAAGATGTCATCGGCTATTGTTATGCACTCCCCATTGCATTTGGATGCAGTTTTAATGGGATGTCACCCTGCATTACACACCGATTATAAGCCTACAAGGACAGATACAGACAGGGGTAATTTAAAAAATATACCCCTGCCACTTGCATCTGCTTATTGTTTCTCTACATGGGTATGGGGTTGCACTGCATTAGAATTCCCATCTGATGCTGTTATTTCAACAATTACCCAGACCAAAAGAACTGACCCGATTGATATTCTATATCTGCAAAGGCAACATTCACCAGGCAGTGGTCCAATGAAAGATAGAATGATGACTGGAACCACCGTTTTAACACCAGAGGCATATTTTTATGCGGTTATAAAAGATGAGAAAGAGTTAATGAGGTTATTAAGTAGAGTTAAACAAATTGGTGGATGGCGGAAAAATGGCAATGGAGCAGTTGTAGATTGGACAATAGATAAAATCGAAGCAGAATTCAGAAGTGTATTAATAGACAATGGAAAAGCTCGCAGAAGAATACCAGATGCGTTTTGCTTTAATAAATCAAACAATAAACTTCAAATGCACCCACCATATTGGATGTCGGCAGGCAGGCAATACGGATTTGAGGTCGGCGATGAGATTAATTTGACTGTAGGGATAGGTTTTCGATGAGATTTGACGAACTAAAAAACAAACAAAAAGTGTTATCTGAAAAAAGAATTAATGACCTAATAGCATTAGGAAAAACACAGATGTTCCAAAACAAAATCGATGAGTCCCTAAGAGACATTGAGATGTTTTTAGTGTTATCAAAAAAACCTGCTATTAGTTGCGGAGGCGGAAAAGACAGCACTGCATCTGTTGTATTGGTAAATCAAGTCGACCCAAGTATCCCTATTTATTGTGCAAACTATGTTGACCCATTACCAGGTAGAGATGAACACATTGAAAAGTTAAAAAAAGTATTTCCAAATAAATGGAACGATGTGAAATACTGGTGGGACATAGAGGCTTTCCTGCTGGGTAGATTAGAATACCCCGCAGGATTGAAAATGAGGTTGATTGACGAGGCAATGAAAAAAGACAATGTTGATGGTGTTATAATGGGTATCCGTATGAAAGAAAGTATGGTCAGAAGAATTACAGGATATAAAAAAGGCAGTGTATACCAAATTGCAGATGGAAGTTGGCGTTGTTGTCCTGTGCTGCGGTGGACTGCTGAGGAAACTCTGTGCCTGTTGCTGTTATTTAATATTCCGATACACCCAGTTTATTATCAAAATTTAGGAGTAACAAATCTTGAACATTTAAGAGACGGAACTTGGAACGGAATGGACTTTACTGACAAATATGGTTATGGTGAATGGTTAAAATATTACCACCCAGAATATTATGAAAAGTTCAAGCAAGGTGAAAGAAGGCTTGAAACGGAGGACAAATGAGCTGGAAAGATTTCAACACATTTATCAGTCTCGCAGAGCAGATTGAAAACGGAAAGAAAAAATATATTTCGATTTCTAACGAGGTTTGGACATTATGGAAGGCATGGGACCACTTGGTTGACGAGTTATCGTTGCACGAGGTTGCATACCTACTGAATATGTTTGAAAAAGAATTTGTTAGACTAAAATTAAAAGAGAGGGCAAGATGAACATTGACATGAGGCGGATACCAAAGATTTTATCTGATTTAGGTTTCTACAAAAGGTCAAAGACAAACGATATCTACATCGACATAGAAAACAAATTCGGTGTAAAATATCACCTGACAAAAGATTTAAAGACTGAATGGCATTATTTCAGGGCAATAAACAACGAAGTATTGTTCAAAACAGAAAACATTGCCGAGATGATAATTTACCTAAAAGGAGTTTAAAATGAACGACATAAAAAATGAAATCGAAAGAGAAATCAACAGAGTAGAAATAGCCATCCAAAATCACAAAATGACACTTCATTCCTATATTCGTGAGCATTACTCACTAGAACAAATAACGGAATTAAAAAAGTCAATCACCTACAACAGAGGCTACATCGATGGAATGAAATTTCTGGAAAATTTAAAGGAGACACAATGACTAAAAGACAAAAACTATTACACGATGTCGCTGAAAGGCACATCAAAAATTTATCCGAGATTGAATACAAAGACGAGACCGAAAGGATAATTATCAATAGTAAAATATCCTATTGGACAGGATATTTAGAGGGCGTCTGCGCCACCAGCAATATGGTAAAAACTAATAATTGTTTTTATAAAATAATGGACAGAGTTATGGGGAGGGCACAATGAACCACACACTTGGAAACGCAACAATCCACATTTCAAGAGCCATAATAGATGACTGCCAAAATCTGGAAGAGTCCTACGGGGAAATATGTGTCTACTGCGATAAATGTGGTAGATATTCAAAGCAGACCGATGAGGAAAAAGCCACAGCAGAAAAAGAGGCTGAGGAAATAAGACAAGAAATAGCTAAAGTAATTGCTGATTTATAGGAGACAGAATGGCACAAAAAGCAAGTTATTTTGAGAAACAAATCACCAAAGACTATGTTTACATTATAGATGACGGTCACGAAAACAATATGACAGTGACCAACGATGCAGAACGGGTAGTAGCAAAGATAACAGCAGACCATTGGCTGATGGGATATTTACATCAAAGAATATTCTATCAAGACACAGATGGTCAAATTGACGAACTGGTTCATGATGGAAATGGTAGATTTATCAGGTATTCAGCAGGACACGAGCCTTTTGATTTGGAGGCAGAATGAGTAACCAAGAAAAAATAGACAAAGTGGACGAGCTTATTAAATCTCTAAAAGAGCAACTTGATGAAGCATTACAAGTAAAACGAGATTTAGTGACGACAACAATTGCACCGAAAATCAAAATACCGATTGGTTGTTATTGTTCAATAGATATAGACCAATCTAATTGGGTGTCTTGCAACCATTATAGATATAATTTCTGTGAAATTTTTTCAAAGAGATTGACTGTGAATGAGGTCTCAAAAAACATCAAATGTGACGAATGTCTTGAATTGTCAAAGGAGGCAGAATGAACGACAAAGAAAAAATAGACAAAGCTCTTGAAGTCATTTTAGACTATTGGGGAATAGACGGAGACCACCATAAACAATGGGTTATCGACCAAGTAGTCAGATTATTGACAGGGGAAAATTATGATGATTGGGTTTCAGAGTATGAAAAATACGATGATGATTGGGACTCTGGTATCGCACCATAGGAGGCACGATGAAACCAATCCAATTTAGCACAGAGATGGTCAAGGCTATTCTCGATGGCAGGAAGACGCAGACGAGGAGGGTGATAAAGCCACAGCCAGACGGAGATGTAGAAATACCAGATGATGTAGTGTTTAATCATCAAGACCCAAAGGACGGAACAGTGTATGGAGGCAAGGAGGTAATGGACTTTTACCACTATGGAGTTCCAGACATAGAATGGGTAAATTTTCCCGTTGTTCCAAAATACAAAGTCGGCGACATCCTGTATGTGAAAGAGGCTTTTTTCCCCTATTATCCTTATGATTACAAGACGCACCAATGTATTGATGTCAAGTATGATTTCAAGGCAGATTATTTACCCGAATATCGTAATTATAAATGGAAATCCCCCCGCTACATGCCAAAAAAAGCAGCTCGCATATTTCTCGAAGTGACGGATGTGCGGGTAGAGAAATTGCAAGAGATAGAGGTCTGCGACATAATAAGAGAGGGATCCTTGTTTTTTAAATGGGAAAATAAACCTGAAAACACCTGTAAGGCATTAACAGAATTTGCAAACATCTGGGACACCCTAAACAACAAGAAAGGCTACGGCTGGGACACAAACCCATTTGTTGCAGTCATCACTTTTAAACGGACAGAGAAACCAAAGGAGGCAGAATGAATACAGATAGCTCAAGAGATGTTTCATTATGTGAAAGTTGCAGATATTCTGGAAGTGCATGGGGCAGTGGGATTGGTGGTGGTCTTACGAGTTTTCACTATTGCAGACACCCAAAAAGAAAGCATATCGAAGAAGAAAAAGAATACTATTCTTGCAAATACTATAGCAATGAAGATTGAAAAGCCAAAGGAGGCAGAATGAACGACAGGCACAGATATAGGGCATTTTTTGATGGTAAAATGTATTATGATATTCAGTTTGACCAACATTATTATGATTTGTTAGACGACAAAGCAAGTTTTTCATGGTGGTTAGATGATGATTGGAAGTATGAACAACCTACCATAATGCAATGCACCGGGCTAAAAGACAAAAACGGCAAGCTGATTTACGAGGGGGATATCCTGCAAAACGAAGAAGGAGCTATATTCAGCAAAACACATCGTGCTAATGTAATATGGGGTGGAACTGATGAAGCCGCTTGTTTCATTTGGAATCCATGGGTAGGAGATATAATTCTAAATAGTGATGTTATACAATATTTAGAAATCATCGGCAACATCTACGAAAACCCAGATTTAATTATGGAGAATGTGCCACAATAAAAGGAGGCAGAATGAACGATAGGTTTAGAATACGAATTTGGAACAAAGATAAAAAATATATGCACGAAAACGTAACTATGCCACAAAATTTTATGGTTCAATACCCAAATATTGATGGCGACCATTTCGATACAGAAAAATATATCCCTATGCAATGCACAGGCTTAAAAGACAAAAACGAACAGCTGATTTACGAGGGGGATATTTTGGAAGTATTAGAAGTAACAGACATTGAAACAATTGAACATATAACCCAAGTATGCTGGAAAGAAGCAGCTTTTATGATATCAACTTTCCAAGAAAATGATACATATTTAGGCGGATTAGTTGCAGATTTAGATGTTATCTACGAAGGTAGTATCATCGGCAACATCTATCAGCACCCAGAGCTGTTAATTACGGCGAATGCGCCACAATTAAAGGAGGCAGAATGACCAGAGAGGAAAAGTTTGAGATTGAAATGAATAAATTGGGATTTGAGAAAGCAAGAAGACCCGTTAATGGATGGGTAAATTATGCTGCTGACATATTCGTAGAAGTCATGCAAAATATATTAGAACCATCAATTATTCATTTCGAGATAAAGCAGTATTTAGGTTTAAAAAGCTGTGTTGTCAAAGGCGAAAAAGTTCTTTTTGACACCATAAAAGAAATTTTAATCGGGTCGAATTCGACCCCATTAGAAAAGGAGACCGATGATGCCCAAGACTGACAAAAACTATTACAAATATGAACATAAAGATAAGCCTATTTGTCCATACTGCGACAAAAAATTAGACACCGATGATTTGGAAAGATTTGACCATTTTGACGAGGAAGGCGACAAAGAATTTGAATGTCCATATTGTGAAAAGATATTTGAGTTATATCCAGAAATCACAATCGAATACAGCACATTTAAAAAGGAGACCGCAGATGACACAACAGAGCAATGAAATCGACACAAAAAGATATAACAAAGAAGTCTGGGAATTTAAGACTGATTTGTATAGACTATGGAAATCATACATCTATGATAGCAGTAACAGGGCTTGTGGGGATTTTAAGTATTATCAAAATAAATGTATCGATAAAACCGACATTGAAATCTACAATACCAAAATCGAATTACAAATTGACCTACGAGACGCATTGATAAAGACAATCAAAGAGGTGGAAGGATGACAATTGAACAAGCAAGAGAAAATATAGGTAGACGAGTAACATATAACCCGGGCTGGGAAGAGCTAATCGAATACGGTGTTATAACATCAGTGAACGATGTATTTGTATTTGTCAGATACGGAAACGATATAAACAGCAAAGCTACAAACCCAGAGCTACTTAAATTATCGGAGGGAAAATGAACAAGACTAAAATAGAGTGGCTAAATGGTGGCTATACCTGGAACCCCGTCACGGGATGCCTAAACACCTGCGAATACTGCTATGCACGGAAAATAGCAAATAGGTTTAGGTGTATGTCAACGGACTATAATGATGGAATAATCCACGGTTGGATTGATGCACCTCATCAGAAACAAACATTTCCTTACGGTTTTGAGCCAACTTTTTATGAATGCAGATTAAACGAACCCCAGAAAATAAAGAAACCACAAAACATATTTGTCTGCTCGATGGCTGATTTATTCGGGGATTGGATGCCAGACCTCTTGATACGAGACGTCTTCCAAGCCTGCGAGAAAGCACCGCAGCACAGGTATTTCTTTCTGACCAAGAACCCCCTAAGGTATGGTGAGCTAATAATGAAATGTCTGCTACCCCAAAAAGACAATTTTTGGTATGGAATGACAATCACCAAATCATCTGCTGACTATTACACAAAAGGCGATTACAACTATTATGTTAGTGCCGAACCTATTCTGGAGCGGTTTTGGTCAGGCACATTTCCAACCAATTATAAATGGATAATAATCGGGGCAGAAACAGGAAACAGAAAAAACAAAGTAATCCCCAAAAAAGAATGGGTCGATGCAATGATAGCATACTGCAAAGAAGACGATGTCCCTATTTTTATGAAAAACAACCTAAAAGAAATATGGGGGGACGAGCTAATACAGCAATACCCGTTTGGAAAGGAGTTAAAATGAAAATACCTGAAAATTTTACACGATACGAGAAAACAAACAACCCAGTATGCCCGTATTGTGATAGGATGAATAGACTTAAAAATTGCACAAAATCAGATTTATGTCTTTTCTATTGGTATACTAAAATGCGATGTAAATATTGTCAAAAATTATTTAGCATTATAACGCAAAGAGTATATTTGTTCATCACTGAGGAGCTGGAATGAAAGAAATAGAGAACAAGAAATGGCACAAAATGGAAAACATCGCCGAACTGGTAAATTATATGAATTTCCTAAGCTACGATGATAAAAAAAGATTTGTCAACGATACGCCATACATAGTGCTTAATTACGCAAGAGGTTATAGTGAAATTTTAGATGTAAAATTCGGACATAGTTTGGAATCAGCTAAAAAAAACGAGGCAGCTAGAAATGAGATTAATGAAATGTTTCTTAACCGCAAAAAAAAGGAGCAACAATGACCACCCAAGACAAAATCGAGAGAGAAATAAACAAAATCAAGGATGCCATTGAAAGAGGCGAACGACATTTAAAACCATTAGAAAGCAACAAATCATATAGCACCGATTATATTGAGTTCAGAGAAAGAATAAAGGAGAATCGGGAATACATCAGGGGCTATCTTGATGGACTGAGATTTCTGCAGGAGCAACAATGATAGACCCACAAGAAGAACTGAAAAGAGCAATGGAATGGATTGAGGATTACCAGAGAAGCATCGATGCCTCAAAAAATGAAAATCAAAAAATAGTCTGGAGGTCATATCAAGACTTTTGGATAGGATACAAAAAAGAAATTTTAAATCTGTTTCCAGAATTAAAGGAGCAACAATGAAACTATACCGAATATGGCACGACCAAAAGTCAACACTGGTAATTGCCATCGACAGAGCCGATTTTGATGATTTCTACAATTATCGGGTCAAAATACACGGTGACTTCTTAAACACAACGGGAGTCGAGGAAATACCCTGTATGTCAACATTTGAAATAACATATAAAAAATAAAAGGCACAAAACTTGCATACTGAAAGCAATGTGAGGAAAGTGGGAGTAAATCTACCATAAGGAGAAAAAAAATGGTATACGCATATGTAAGAGTGTCAACAGACAAACAAACAAACGAAAATCAACGATTTGAGATAAATAACTTTGCTCAAAAAAATGACTTAGTTGTCTCAAAATTCGTTGAAGAGGTAGTCTCTGGAACGAAAAAAGTCGGCGATAGAGAGCTTGGAAATCTACTGAAAAAAATGCAGAAAGGGGATATGATTATTTGTTCCGAAATATCTCGCCTTGGTCGAAGTATGTTTATGATTATGGGTGTTATAAATGAATGCCTGAAAAGAGGGATTGAAATCTGGACAATAAAAGACAATCTCAGACTTGACGAAGGTATACATACTGCTGTCATCGTCTTTGCCTTTAGTCTTTCGGCTCAAATTGAGAGAGACTTGATATCGAGACGAACAAAAGAAGCTATGGCTCGCAAAAAAGCCGAAGGTGTTGTATTTGGCAGAAAAAAAGGAAGCACGACAAGATATAGCAAGCTACACGGAAAAGATGAACAGATAATAAACCTGATAAAATTGCATTGCCCAATGAACGAAATCGCAGCATTTTTAGATGTTCACAGAAACACGCTTGATACCTATCTGAAAAAAAGAAATATTATCCCAAGATCGTATGGATATAGACCACCAAAAAAAGAGGTACTGCCAAAAAACATCAGTGGAAAGACAAGACCTGCAAGGAGGGTTCGTGGATATCAAGGAACCAACAAAGGATTTAATACAGGGACTTATAATTCTTCATGAAATGAACGCCGAATTTTACATCAATGAAATTATCGACTTACACGATTTAATCAGAAAAAATAGAACCTGCATAAAAAACCTGAAAAAAGCTCTAAAGCAAAAGAAAAAAGGCAAGAGCATCGACATAGAATTATTGACAGGTGTGGTAAATTTAAAACCAAATGTATAATTATTAGTTGACAATTTAACACACCTAAAAATAATGACACAAAAAAAATATGGAGGGACGCGATGATAAGATTTAAAAATATTTCAATTAGGGTTTCAGAGGAAAATTACGAACAAATTATGAAAATGGCAGACGAAGAAAAGATGTCAGCTTCAGACCTTATTCGAAAGGCTCTGGGACTCAAGGACCCAATCAGAAATCAAAAAAAAGTTGAGTTTAAAATGGACACCGAACTTTTAATCGAACTAAAAAAACGAGCAAGAGACCAAGGTTGCACACTGGAAGAACTTTTAAATCAAATGCTCTCAAAAGACTAAAAAAAACGCCGTCAGTGAAAACCACTGACGGCACCCTTCATGACACTTCCCCATTCTCAACCCAGTAGCTCACTTCGTCCTCTTTATCTATCTTGGGAAATTCCTCTCTGTTATTGGCAGAAAGTAAAATTATCGAATGACAAGGCAGACTTTTACAGGCTCGTCTTAGTCCGTTTCTACCATCTCTGGTTAGTAAATCCACCCTGTCAAAAATCAACACATCGGATTTGTCTTGAAACCCCACCGCCATCTGTATTGTGGCTCGCACCCGATATTGTTCTGATTCTGATAATACCTGATAAATCCGACCACCGTAGGTAACATTAAAATCGGCATCGACCATGACCATACCCCATCTGGTAATACTGCATATTTCAGATAATATCTCATTAAATGCCTTGATTTTATCGTCAGTTTTTTTCTTTCTCAATCCATCAGGTGCTAATACTTTATGCACCTCTGCACGCCACAAAACCTCGCTGTGTTCTTTTTGTGCCTCATAAAAATCTTTGTAGGCTTGAAGCTCGGCTTTACATAGTGCCAGAGTGGTTTCAAGACCCTTGGGTGCTTCACCTTTCACTGCCTCATTTAGCTTTTTCTGTGCCTCTACACTTTGATTTATCCAAAATCGTATCTTGTCAATTTCTGCATTCAATTTGCCAATCTCTGCAATAAACTCTGCTTGTTGATTTTTTAATTTTGGTAAATCATACTCACCTTTTTTCTCAGCAGGAATTATTTTCCCATTTTGATAAATTATTTCCTTGTTGCAGTGTGGACAAAATAAAATATTTTCAGAGGCAAGTGCCTCGTCCAATTTTAATTTGTGTTCATCAAAAGATTTTTGTATTAATTCAATACAACCAGTTATTTCTTTTTCTTTTTCTTTTAATACAGGCAGTTTTTCTACCAGCTCCATCAGTCTCTTATGCTCATGGTCATCGACTGCGGTCCGTTTCAAGCCCTCATTATATTCCTCTTGTGCCTTTTTTAAATTAACCTCAAGTTGTTCTTTTTCGACTCCCATCAAAAAATTTGCAGGCTTCCAAGTATCACCTTTTTTGGTCCCATAACGCTCACCGGTTATCTTTTCCCAGCGACCTTTGCACTTTGACCCCTCCTCAGAAATTTCTTTTAATGCTCCATCAAAGTCTCTCATCCGCACCAATGCTACTATTTCCTCTATTCTTGGATTGCCTTTTAATTCCTCTCTTAAATCGTCCAATGTCGGCTCTGATTTCAATAAACTTATCCAGCAGTCCATTGACTCCTTTTTTGACATTTCTACTGGCGACAAAAGACCAGTAGCATAAAGTGACGAGCAGGGCGGATTTCCATTGGTGTATCCTTTACCCTCTGGATAGCTCATTATTGCTTTACCACCCAATGCAATTACTTCAATGCACGCTGTCGAGCTGTAAGAGTTTATCAGACGACCATAATCACCTTTTTTTAAGTCTTTTATCGGCGACTCACCAGTCAATGCTGCTCCGATTGCCTGTGCTATCGATGTCTTGCCAGCACCGTTATCACCACCAATAATTGTAATATGTCGCAAACTAAATTCTGCTTCTTTTATCCCTCTAAAATTGTTTATTACTACATCCATTGTTCACTCCTTTAAAATGGGTCGTCATCTACTACCGTAGCCACTAACTCCGTTCTGCTTTCCTGAGGTGCTGGTTGCGGGGGAGGAGTATTCAACGCTTTTTCCATCGACTGCATCGGTGTCTCTTTTGGTGGTATCTGGGGTGCTATTTGTGGTGCTACAAGTTTTGGCACTTCATTCTGTCCTACCCAATTACTTTGCGGTGTGGTTGGTCCCTGCAGTTTGTAATTCGTAACCTCTGATGTCTCATCCCCATACACATCAAAACTGCCTTTCAATCTTTTATGCAATCTATGGATAACAGACTTCTTTGCCATCTCTCCATACCACTTTTTCCAAAATGCACCCTCTGCTCCAAACCCAGCGTTCTTTAAATAGTCAACTTCGGATTTGTTCAAAACCTCACGAAAAACTTCACCGTTGTTCATTTTAAATATTGCATAAACCGCCTTGAAATTTCCCCTGTCCTCTAATGTTGGTTTGTGTCGGATAAACTCATTATCCCCTTGTTCCCAGTCAAATTGGTCGTGTTCATAAACAGCATGGGATATTATTTTGGATACATTAGCATACTTATAAAGCTGTCTCTGTATTCCCTCCACCATTATTAAAAGTGAAACCTTACCCTTATAGACCACAAGCGCAGCCTCTTTTCCATCTGGAAGCAATCCTTCCTTTGCACACTCTAGACAGGCATCATAAAATGACTTTCTGTCTGCCTCTAAAAGTTCAATTTTCTTTTGAACTGCGGTCAATACTACTCTGACAAATATGTCCACCGACATTTCTTTTGGCAGGAGTATTTGTATCTGACCTGCCATCTTGCCAAACTCATCTCGAAATTCATTAAATAATTGTTGATAATTTACATTACCCATTTATCTTTACCTCCACGGTTTTATTTTTAGTTATCGGACAAAAATCCGTATTAAAACAAGGACAATATTTTTCGTTACATAGCATGGACATTGGGTTTTCTGAAAATACAAAAGGGTCTCCCGACTTCTCAAACTCCTCAAAATCTCTTTTGATTTTCAATATCGTTACCCAAGCCACTTTTTCACATAAACCTACATCATAAATTTTTGATATGGGCATTTCCTGAGGGTTTCGACCTGGAGTTCTCTTTATGAAATCAATCGCTATAGAGTTTACTTTTTGCTCTGGGTTTACAGTCCGATACAAAAGAGAATAGGCACCCGTCTGAGTGTGAAATGAACGAACAGCCTTACCAGTTTTAAAATCAACTATGCGGACACCATCTCCATCCTCAGCTACCAAATCTATTGTTCCTGACAATTCCCAGTCCTCATATTCTGCTAATACAGGCACTTCGGTTGCAATCGGATTTATATCCTTGCCGATACTTTCAATATAAATATTTGTCATCCGCCACACTTGTTTACTTGCTGTTTCTATATTGGTTGTTGTATCGTCCCATAATACACCACTCTTGATTTCCTCTTTTAGACCCGACATAGCTTCTTCGTGGGCATTAGGTTCAGAGTGTAAAATATTACCAGATAATTTAGATTGAAAATATAGCTCGATGGCTTTGTGTGTTGCAGTTCCTACAGCTGCTCCGATTGAGGGTAATGACTTGTTTAGTTGATATCCAAAACTCTCAATCTCTTCTCGAAATTGACGAGCTATTGCCCTGCGCGGACAATCATTGTAAGCAGGTAACATACTGGCACGAATTCTTTTTCCCACACCAAATCCTTGTTTTAAATTCTTATTTTGTAATGACCTCTTACAAAATCCAAAATATTTAAACCGCTTATTTTGTCAAATCATTTTACAAAATTGAAAATTTATTTGACAAAATATGTCATTTTGAAATTTTAGTTTTTATGTTTGAATTATATGATTACCAAGAGATAGCCTTAGAAAATATTTTAAAGAGCTACAGAAATGGGCATAAAGCTTGCCTGCTCGTCAGTCCAACAGGTTCAGGTAAAACTGTTATATTCTCAGCAATTGCTAAAAGAGCAAAGCTAAAGGGAAATAGAGTTATAATCTGTGTCCATAGACAAGAATTACTCCGTCAAACTTGCGATACATTAAAAAACTTCAATGTCTCTTATGGTGTCATCGCTTCTGGTGTTAACCCTGAACCTCACCAGCTCATTCAGGTCGCTTCAATTCAAACCCTTGCCAGACGATTAAATTCTGTAAAAACACCAACTCTCTTAATCATCGATGAGGCTCATCACTCTATAGCACCCACCTTTAAAAATGTCATCGCTCATTTCAATTGTAAAATTCTCGGTGTTACTGCCACGCCCTGGCGGATGAACGGTGAGGGACTAAACAAAATTTTTGATACAATGATAATCGGAGGCACAGCAGAGGATTTAATAAACAGAGGCAGGCTTTGTCGACCTGTATATTATGCACCACCTCAGGTTGCTGACTTCGAGGGTGTCAAGACTTCAATGGGGGATTTCGACAAGGTAGAAATAGACAAAAGAGTAAACAAGCCAACCGTTACTGGCGATGCAATAGACCACTACAAAAGACTATGTCCAGACAAGCGAGCTGTAGTTTTTTGTGTTTCCAGAAAGCACGCAGACGATGTGGCTATCCAATTCAATCAGGCAGGCATCCCAGCAGCATCGATTGATGGCTCGCTTTCTGATAGAGATAGATATCAGAGGGTAAAAGATTTAAAAAGTGGTTATATCAAAGTCCTCACTTCCTGCGAATTGATTTCAGAGGGCTTCGACTTACCCACCATCGAGACTGCTATTATGCTCAGACCGACACAGAGCCTCTCGATTTATATACAGCAGGCAGGCAGGGCTCTCAGGGTTTCAGAGGGTAAAACCCAAGCCATAATTCTTGACCATGTTGGGAACTGCTTCAGATTTGGTGCCATTGAACACATCAACGATTGGTCCCTCGATGGGATACCAAAAAAGCCAAAAGAAAAAGAAAATATCCCAGTCGTCAGACGATGTAAAAAGTGTTTTACTATTCTATCTTTATCGGCAAAAATTTGTCCTCTTTGTAACGCAGAACCTGAGATTTCAGAAAGAGAATTAAAATACATCGATGGTCAATTAAAAGAAATTGAGCTTGAAAAACTTAAAATCGACAGACAAAAAGAACGCCGAAAGGCACGCTCATATCAAGATTTAGTTGCAGTCGGAATTAGACGAGGATACAAAAATCCGCAAGGCTGGGCGTGGAATGTCATGAACGGAAGGAAGGGAGCATGACACTGGGAACGCAGGCGTCTCGCCTGCATCTGTAAATATAAACAAATGTCAAATTTCTTTACATATAAAAATTGATATGTAAAAAAAAACGGAATTTCTTTACATGACCGAAAAAAGACTTCAAGCTGAGATTTTAAAAATCATTGGCTCGCACCCAGACTTCAGACTTTTCAGAAATAACACTGGGAATATTACTATGCTTGACGGCAGGCGTATCCAGTTCGGTCTCTGTGTCGGCTCTGCTGATTTAATTGGTTTACAAAAAATCAAAATCACAGAGGATATGGTCGGTCAGGAAATAGCTCGCTTTATCTCTATCGAAGTAAAATCAGAAAAAGGAAAACTAAAACCAGAACAGGAAAATTGGCTTGAGTTTATAAATAGTTTTGGGGGGATGGCAGTTGTAGTATCTGAACTTGACGAGATAAAAAAAATCTGTAATATAATGGATAAAAATAGTTATAAAAAAAAGGAGTAACAATGAGAGTTTTAATATGTGGTGGTAGAGATTACAGCGATGTAGAAACTGCCTTTAATTTTCTTAATGGTTTTCATCAAGAAAACAAGATAACAGAAATAATCGAAGGTGGAGCCAGGGGGGCAGATAGCATAGGGCGTCAGTGGGGTAAAGCCAATGGCATTAAAATAACAACCTGCTACGCGGACTGGAACAAATATGGACGAGCCGCTGGACCCAAAAGAAATCAAGTAATGCTTGAATTGAAACCAGACTTTGTCATAGCTTTTCCAGGGGGTAAAGGAACAGCTGATATGATAAAACGCTCTGAAAATGCAAGCTTGAAAGTGGTGCGGGTATGAACATAAGAGAAGCACCAAAAAGCAGATATGCAGTGGGAGTGTTTGGGTCTCGTTCAATTTTCGATGAGAGAGCCTATAAAATAATAGACGAGACAATAAAAAACATAAATAAATATGTAAATGTAACCCACATCGTAACAGCACAGGAACCAAAAGGAGTTTGTAAAATTGCACAAACATTTGCTAAAAGAAATTCTTATTGTTTGGAACTGCATTTTATAAACCCAAAAAAATATGGGACGGGTATATTTCACGAACGCTCTGTCGATATTATCAATGCATCAGATTATATTCTACTAATTCATGACGGAGAATCACAAGGCACAATAAATGAATGGGAAATTACCGAATTGTTGAAAAAAAAGCATAACTGTGAACAGATATCAGCATCAGAAAAGCAGGACAAAGTAGCCGAGATTAAAATAGTAAACAAACAAAAGGTTCAAGAATATTGGCAACAAGACGATGGCTTTAATGAATGGATGCAGGAGTTAAAAGAAATATATGACCCTGAAATAGTAGAACAATGCGGAGAGTCTCATTGGAGGACATTTTATGAAAAAGGAATGTCAGCCGAGGACACTATTCAAGAACTACAAGACGAAATATAATATTTTTTATTTTACAAACCAAACCTGCCTTAAATATTTCTCTTGACAAAATACCCTCTGTTTTTATTTTATAAATTAAAAAGTAAATAAAGAGGTGTTTATGTCAAACGAAATTACAATTACAGACACAATGAAAGCTGAGGCAAATGCTTTACAGAAAAGTATCTTAGATTATATCAAAACAAAATTGCCAAATTGGTTTGAGAGGGAATATAACTCAATTACTTACTATGGACTTGCTTTATCTATCTCGCACACTTTTTCTCAAGAAAAATATTTAAAACTCGAAGGTGGAGAATATAATAAACTCACTGGTGGACGATATAAAAAATGCGACCATAGAAAAAAATGTGATTGTACGCCAGTTCCTCTATTTTCTTTATGTTTATCTGGCAATGGTAAAGTTATATATGAGTCATCGGGCAAGATGGCACTTTCAGAAATAGATTTAGACCATCAATTTGAAGCTGTAAAAACTAAAATAAATTCCTATTTAGATAAACTACAAAAATATGACATTACTGAAGAAGTAAAACAAAGACAGGCTATAGAAAAACAACAAGAAGGAGTATTTTTAGCAGATGAATTAAAGAAAATACTTTTAGCAAAGCTATTTGAGTCAATAAAAGGTTTAACTTATAAAGATAGCGAATTATTATCTTATGAGGATATGTTTTTTTTAGCTGTTTATTATGATAATATCCCGCCATTTATATGTCCCAATCATAAGAAACCTTGCGAATGTAAGGTTGTTCCAAATTTTAATGTTTCACTGGCAAGAGATGACGGTGTTATTATTTTCACAGAATATGACATTAAGGGATATAAATTTGAATTTGAAAACTTTAGTTCAAGGTCTTTTCACATAAGAAATATCAAAACGGCATTGAATTTAGCTGTAGAAAACAAATACGCAGAAAATATTAAAAATAAAATGATAAGCAAATTAAGTAAAAACGATAAAATTGCTATTATAGAGGACGCTATAAACAATCGTCAAATATTGAAATTTATTTATTATGGGGGGAGTCAGCCTGGTTCAATTAGAGAAATAATACCCATAAAAACTGATTTCAATAAATTATATGCAATTTGTCCAAATACAAATATGTCAAAAAGTTTCTTTTTTGATAAGATGGATATTGTAGACACTTATAAAGTATCAGAATTTAATAATAAACAATCGAGTATAAGCTCAGATGTTTATCCAGAAAAAAATAACTCTCAAATAAATAAAAATAATCATAATTCAAACCAAGAAGTAATTTATCATCCTTCCTGTTTTGAAAAAGAAAACAATAAAATAAATGGGTCAAAAAAAACCTTATCAGTTATTCTTATCGTAATCTTGTCATTTTTTGGCTTTATATTTGGGGTGGTAACTTTATCTATTATTTTTGATTCCGATGAAACAGATATTGCTGGTATAATTGCTGGACTAATTATTACTTTTTTATTTATTTTGTTTATATACTTATTTAATAAAAAAGCAAAAGAGAAAAACTGGTTATGATATTTTTAAATCCACGGAGGACACAATGAAAAAGAAAAAGAAACCTGATTACTGCGAGAGACCATCGGTCAAAAGCTGCGACAATTGCAGTTTGGTTAACTATGGTAGAGACTGCTACAACTTTGAGGTTCACCCAGACCCAAACAAACCAGAATGTCCAGGTTGCAAGGGTCCAGAAATTTGTTGGGACTGCTATATCAAGACTGATGAATATGCGATGACCCTTGCCGAATTAAAACTTCGGACAGGAAGGTTAAAACTCGACATAAACCTAAACAAAAAACGATAACAAAAAAAGGGGACCCGAAAGGGTCCCCAATCGTTTAGTCTACTAAACAATTTGGTTAAACTAAACAGTTCCGTTAAACTAAACATTAGCGTTTTAATCCAGCGCCGTTTTCACGACGGACACATCCACCGTTTTCACGATGAACATCTAAATAAACTCATCTCAAAAATTATGTTACAAAATATTTTAATTTTTTTTCAAAAATTCCAGGTCAGCTCTTCGACCTTATTTCTGATGTTTCCATTAGCCAGTGCAGATGTCAATCTCATCACTTTATGCTCTGTTTTCCATTTAAATATTTTAGAGTAATTTTTTAATAGATGAGACGGATACCCAGAGAGGATAAATTTCCCCCTGATATTTGCAAGCACACACAATATTTTCTTATAATCACTTGCACTAAAATTTACAAAGTAATTCTGGTGCGAGTTAAAATATGGTGGGTCGACATAAAACAGAGTGTCTGGGCTATCATAAGCCGAGATTATGTCAAAGGCATTGGCACAATAAATATGGACATCCTGCAATCTATCCTTGTGCGTTTGATTTATCCACTCTCTTTTATTGTAGGCATCAATAGGGTCGCCTGGTGTAAAAGCAGCATTGAACGAACCATTTTGACAATACCAATAAAGAGCCGCTCTCATAATATTTATGGTGTCTGGATTGAAAGGATACCTTAAAAGATTAAATGCGTTACGAAGTGTCTTTTTGTTATATTCTATATTATTTATCATACAAGACAATTCCGTTTGATAATATTTTATGCACTTATAAAAATTGATTAAATCAAAATCTAAATCACATAAAACTTCAACATCTGATTTCTTTTTGTCCCAAAACACAGCCGCACCACCACAAAACGGCTCGACATATACCTTATGCTCTGGTATCATTGCAGTTATTGTCTTTGCCATATTCTGCTTGCCACCATAATAGTTTATTGGACTCCTGATGGTCGTCAATCGATTTAAATGGTCAGCAGAGCCTCCCCTACCTGAGGGTGTGGGACGGCAGGGGAGGGATTGTGAATCTGTCATGTAGAGATTACCTCACCGCATTTGGGACAGAGTAGTGTCTTTTCCCCCTTGCGATTGACTTTCACTTTCATATTCTGCTGTTTCATAAAATTATCAGTTTTTTCAAGCTCTGGGATTGTCAGCTGGTCAAAGCCATTTGTTAACTCCTTCAAAAAGCTATCATCAAAGCCAGGCACATCAAAATCAGAAAAGCCTTTCAAGACATCTTTAATTACAGAGTAATCATCATAACCAAGAGAAAATATTTTATTATCAGCTATCATCAGCTTATACTTCTCTTCCTTGCTTAATCCCTTTACCCGATATGCCTTGATTTCAGTCTCTCGCATTTCCAAAAAGGCAGTCAAAAGTCCATTACCTGCAAGAACGACATTGTCCTCATCCACTATAATGGGACGCGTCTGTCCAAACTTTTTGACACTACGACAAAGCTCTTTTATCTGCTCTTCAGGGTGCTTTCTAACCACTACCTCTGCTTGTTTTAAATCGGCTATTTGCACGCTTTCTATTTCCATTTTATCTCTTCCCCGCAAGTCTGCCCAGTATTATTGGCTGAGCTATGTTCAAAAAAACATATTCAACAATCTTGCCAATCGATTTAAACGGACTTCTCTTTATCCGTTCCTTATCAGCCTCTGGAAGTTCTTTTTCAATAGTCTTCTCAACTAATGACTTTTTCTCTTCACCTGTAAAAGCTACATTTTCGAGTTTGTCAACCTCGTTTTTTCTTAGCTTTCTCTCGTTTTCGACACGCAAGATAATATTGGCTATTTCGACCATTATCGGTCTCAATTTTTGCCAATCTACATATTGCTTGCCAAAATAATAAATGACAGCTATTGCCACTGCCAATACAATTGTTACTAACAAATCCATTTTTTACTCCTTATTCTTGGTTATTCATTCCGATATAGACTTCGGTTAATTCTCTTATATCCCTTGCCTGCTCCTCAATTAGCTCTTGACCTTGTCTTGCAATCCTACGCAAATGAAATATATCATCGTTTTTTCTGTCCAGCTCATATCTCATTTCTTGGATTTTCTCTTGTAGCACCTCTATTTCTGTTTCCAATTCTACTATTTCAGACTTATGTTGATTTACAGATACCACAATAGAAAGCAGAGTTGCAGTCAAACAAGCTAATACCAGTATAGGAAATATTGCCTTTTTCATTTGATACCCCTTTATTGATGTCGCTTCAACATTGTTTTTAATATCTGTCTCAGATATGTACTACATGCCTCTGCGAAATCCTCTTTAAAATGGTTTTTTGTCCTTGCAAGTATGTTTTCTATGACATCCTCAAAGGCTCGATGTTCTTTATCTCTCTCCTTTTTAAATTTAGCAGCGTTTTCTTCTCCGAGCAAATCTATAAGTCTTGCGTCAAGTCTGTTCCTTGATGCCTCAAAACTCAGTTTGATTGCTGCTAAATTATTTAGTTCAATCTCGTATATACTCAATATTGCCTGCAAAGACGATATTAACATCGAGGCTCGCTCCAATGCTATTTCTCTCCATAATTCGTCCTTAAATTGCTCTGTGTAATAGTTTTTTATGTCTGTCAATCGTTTGATAATGCTCTTATTATTTCTATTGATACCTATAAATTCCATTATCTCTTCCAAATCTTTTTTCAGTATTGCATTGTTGTCGTTTATCCACTTTCTGCCAAATATTGTTATTACTGCTATCAATACAGGACCCAAAAAAGCTAATATTATTTCTAACATCTATCCTCTCCTTAATTCAAATCTCACCCCGCCCTATTAGGGCGGGGCTTTTTGTGTGGGACGCAATGGAAATCACACGATTCCCATCTAAATTACTCTCAAAAATATTGGTATTTCTGATGGATTTGGCATAGTAGACCCTGTTTGATAATTGCCTGTAAACATCAATGCCAATACCTGACCAGGTGCTACATTAACACTTATATATCCTGCGCCAGCAGATCCCGCTGTATTTTGAAACATAAGAGAGCTACCAGGATTCCCAATAAAATAAAATATATCACCAGCACGAAGATTAGGTTTATTTGCATTAGGCACATTACCAAGTGAAACCATACCTTGTATTGAAAAAATACGCTGAGAGCCATCAAGGGACACTGTCCCAGTAGTAGGTGTTGTAGGGTAGATTCCGTTGACACCCTTTAAAGCACCGCGGCTGTCATCTGTTATAACTGCATTTACAAGGTTTATTTTTGAGTTACCAGACATTGCAATACTACTTGCTAAACCCATTTCCAAAGACGAATCCCCTGACATATTTACTTTTGCATTGTTATTTGCTTGTATTTCTGAATTTGCTGTCATTCGATGTCGTGCAGTTCCTGACATCTCTATCCTTGCACGGTTGTTAAAAATCATATCCGTATTGTCGCCTGTGCCATTTATGGTTACCTTGCTACCTGACAATTTTAATTCTGCACCAGAGCCAGTCTCAATTTTTGAGCCATCACTCAAGGATATTTCAGAACCATCCATTACATTGATATTTGATTGGTTTTCTATTTTCAGAGATGACACACCGCTCATTTCTAATCTCCATGCCATTCTGTTAGCAGACTCAAGTTTCAAGGCATCACCACTCAAAAATTGCCTTGTTACAACACTATTTGACAAAGATGACCCAAAATTTAGATGGTCAGCAAGTAGCACCACACCAGAAGTCACTGTCGTTGCCAATGGAATTTGGGAAATATAAACCATTGTCAAAAATTCAATCTTTACTCCAGCAGCAGGTGGGGTTGTAAAGATAACAGCAGAAACAGTTTGTGACAAATCAATAGTATAATCCTCACCTCCTATAAGTTTTACACCATTGATAAAAACTGCCACTGCATTAGCATTATCTCTTAGCAACCCCATAAAATTAAATCTTGTAGTAGTCCCATCACCTGTATGGGTAGTCCAGAGTGGAACACCGCTATCAGTCGCTTGGTCGATTAGAGCTATCACATCGGTTATTTCTCTCAGACGAGCAGCATCCTCAGGCTCTACTGGGACACCTACTTTCAATCGACCACCATCATATCGAGCCGCAAGGCTATCTGGCATAGCCTCTGCACTTGAGCCATGGACACCTGTTACCATCGCTGTGTGTCTTGTAAATTCGTCTCTCGTTACCAGTGCAAGTGAAGTGTCAATTACCAGATTAAATACATCGGTATTTGAAACCTCAAGCACCATCCTCACTACTTCGGCTTTTGACGCACCCTCTACGAGAAGAGGCTTATAAGTTGGTGGGTATGAGGCTACTGCTATTACCCGCCCGTTCTCGTCCTTTGCTGATAATTCTCTTATCCAAAATCCCCCGATGTCCTCTGGGATATAACCTTCGATTACGACCCAAGACGGATTGGCAGGGTCAATAAATAAATCGTTTATACTTATCTGATGAAGCTCATTCTTTAAATCCTCTTGTCCCTCCACGGGTGTGTAAATATCACCATCACCATCACCAATACCGATATAGGATAAATTCAAACTCTGCCCATCTGAAATTGCCAGCAGAATAGCCTGTATTCCTATCGGTGTCAAAATTCCTTTATATATTTGGTCTGACATTTTACCTCCTAATTAAAAACTATATGAACCGCCAAATCAAAACTCGGCATTACAAATTTTATTGTGTTCTGATTGACCTGCTCAAACGGAACAGACGGAACGATTGACATACTCTGAACAGTCTGCCCTGCAAGTGGGTTACATTCTACCGTTACTACTTGTTCCTCGAAATAGTTCCCGCTGTTTGTAATGGTTTCGACTTTGCTATCATCACTTGTCAATACAGATACCCTATAAACAGGCTTATGGTGAATATAAACTCTAAAAACTTGGGTAAACAATCCACTCTCTCCACCTGGCACCGTTACAGGTGTCTCAAACACTCCTCTGTGGCTCATTCCCATTTCCATTGCAGTTGCAGTCGTTGGAAATGGTCGGAAAATTCCAATTTCCCGATATGTCTGCGGTTCAATCGATGTGTTGGTAGCCAAAACTGAAATTTCTAAATCAAAATAATTTTCAGCCGTATTAAAGGCAAGCAAATTTACCGTTGTAAGTCCATAATCGGTATTTGTTGCAGGTTCAATCAGAGCCTCTTCGTCATAGCTCATAGCCTGTCCACTATATCCGATTTCTATAAACCGCTGTCCTGCCATTACCAGTCGGGGGTCCAATGTCCTATATCTTGTTATCGAACCATTGGCTATATTTCCGTTTTTCAATTTCCAACCCGGTACTGTAGGCAAGCTCGTATTCCCATCAGACATCGTATTTTCTGCACCTAAATATAATGTCAACCAACGCTTCAAGTTTTGATGATATTTATCAATTCGCATTGTGTAGGAATTTTCAAATTGTGCTGATGGGGGAATTGACGAATTTAAAGTTTCACCTGCCAATCCGCACCACATAGAATTCGCTGCTCCACAGTGGGGACCTAACAAATATAATACGAGAAAATTCGTATTAGCATTTGCAGAATTAATCCAATATTCTGATACTCTCAATATGTCATTTTCTACATCATAATGAGACTGCTTGGTTCCAGTTAATTTAACAAAAAAAGTTGATGATAATGAAGTATTAGTCTGTATCTCATTTACATTATATGCGTTCTGGCTCATTATAAAATTATGGACTGACAATGATGTATGAAGTGAATTTACTCCAAAATAAAAATTCATAAGGCTTGACTGAACTGCATTATTTACAAGATAAATATCAGCCTGACCAGCGCAAATAGCCACTCCGAGCATCCTCACAAATCCTACATGGATAGTATTTAGAGGCTGTTTTAAATTAAAAGCATCGCACTTTATCTCGACAAACTCATCGCAATCGACATCCAATGTTGTCTTTAAACCTTGTTTTCCCTCTGTTACAAAGTCATCGCAAGCCTCAGCATCTTCCCTCACAAAAAAATCATAAAGCGTGCAAAACAAATCCTCAAAATACCAGCACTCACTACAATTCCTCTGTATCATCTTGTAGCTCCTTTTCTATCTCTGAAATCTCTTGTTCCAATTTTTCTACCATCTGCTTTTGTATCTCTAAAATACCCTGCAAATATTCTCTTTTCTCTGCTTTGGTAATTACTTCACCCTTTGCAATTGTCTCAATTTTTGGTTTATCCATAAATCAGCCTCCTATATAAATCGCACTCCACCCGTTGCGTAATTCTCTAAATTCTCTCTTGTCATTCTTTTATTTATCATTGTCAATCGACCTGTCGCATAGCTACTACACGAACACACCGTAGGATATTTCACAGGCAAAAAATTTACACCTGTCGCATAATTCCCCTCTATATCTACAATTTCAAACTCTGGGATATACACACCACCAGTTGCCCAATTTAAAACCCGCTCAATCGTTTTATATACAGGTGTTGGTATCGGCATCGGTCCCCCGCTTGATATTTCTGTGCTACCGTATCCATACTGACCAACCCGAAAATAAAGTTTTACATTATTGATAATACGCATCATCAAATCAGGAAACACCTGACCAAATTCTGCTACCAACAACGATACAGCAGTCCACACCGAAATCCGCACATTTAGAATTGTCAGTATCCTCTTTAGGTGCGACCTCACATTCTTTAAATTCTCAACCAACTGAATTATTACAGGATAAAAGTTTTCGTCCAAACCCTTGTTTGTAGTATCCACTTCCATCATAAATTCGTATGGTTCCAAATAATCTGTATCGTCCTGCCACCACTCTATAACCTTGATTGGGATATTTAAAAGCTCACCAGTCCTTTCAATACTCCACCGCGTCCCCTTATACATCTTTTGTTGAAAAGCAAACTTTATCAGACTTCGTTTCTCTTCCAAATCCGCTGTCAATGCCCAGCCATCAAAAAAATTTAAATTAAATTGCCATGCCAAATCATCAATCGTCCGCTCATCCAATTCGTCAATCCTACTATAAATTAATAAATTTTTTGTCCTCTGTTCTGTGTCTTTATACATCTCGTCAAGCACCTCACTCGCTGCTTGAAATTTCGGGTCGTTCTTGACACTCTCTGGCAATAAATCATTAAATTTAAATTTTCCTAATTCCATTACTCTTTCTCAACTCCTCCATCGATTATCCTATCCTCATTCTCGATAAAATTTACCACTGTTGTATCACCAATCACACTGTGAACAAATGGTATTTCTACTGGGACATCATCGATTATTATTATCCGTTTCAATTCTACTCTCTTGGCTCCTGCCGACAAACACAGCTTTATTAGTTTATCTGGAACTATATCCCGACCTGCCTTTTCTGTCTGCCAAACCTCATACTCTGACACTGCATTATGGACTGCTTCTTTTATTGAAACCAAATCCACCGCCTGCTCATCTGTTACCCACCATTTTATTGTATAATTTACAGGCTCTACATTGATAGGAAATACAAATATCAAGTCCGTCAATGGTCGCAATCTATCCCCACTCTCACTGCTCACATGACCATAAATATCTGAAACTCCAAATATCTCTTTCACTGCCATTATCTCCGCAGAGTCGACCTCTGGTTGCTCTCCACCTCTCAGCATTACAAATATATTTACAATTCCAGGGATAGGGGAAACCACCGCCACATCACCGATATTCACATGAGCGGTAAAACTCCAGTATTGATATGCAAGCCGACTTCCAGCTGTTGTAAAGCTGTCGGGTTTCAGTCTTATTCTTGCCCTCAGAGCCGAGTCCGTTTCAATGTCACTTCCACCATTAGTTGTGTTGATATTTTCAACACCATTTACAAACGCCACGCTGTCGACCATCCGATTTATCTGTCCTGCCATTAGTTCATTACCTACACTACCCTCCGAAAGACAAGTAGCAGATACTTCACCAGAAATCTCACCCGCTGGTATCAAAAGCACAGCATCTGTCGAAAAGAACACCTTGCCATCTGCTGTCGCTCTTGTTCCCATCGGAATTGTAGTTGGGAAATTTCTTACCTGTTGCAGTGAAAACATAAGGGTGCATCTGGCTGGGGTGGGAGACAGACGAAAAACACCAAGCCAAGCACCCAGATGTTCAAGATAATTACCCACAGCATATTTTAACAAATTCTGTTTTGAAGTCCAATCCAAAATAGCATTGTCCTGACCTCTGATTACGCAGAGAGCCATCAAAAATAACCGTACAGGGTTACCTGCATAAAGTGTAGTATTCATTATGCCCTCATAGACACTGATTGCTGACTTTATCAGCTTGTCAGTGTCAACCTCGGCAAAGACTACATCTCTTAAATTTTCAAAATCCATTTAGTCCCCCATATGTATCAATTTGCGGTAAAGCCATCCACCCTGGTTATTCAAATAATAAGTCCACATATGAGCACCTGGTCCATATAACCGAACGCCAATTAAATAGGCTGGCGCCAAACTATCACGAGCTGTCGAAAGTGTATAAGGGTCACCAGGCGGTGTAAATGTTGACTCTACCTCCAGCTCTAAAAACAAATAACACTCAAACATAAAAAATTCACCAATCCAGCCCATACTACCAGGCAATACCAATCGATGACTATATGAATAACAACTATTCATAAAATAGTCCCAAATTTCATTTAGGCTATAAGGTAAATTTAATTCCTGATTATAGGCATAGCAGTTTTCAAAAAAACTATATCCTATCCGCCAAAGATAGTCGGGAAGTTTCAATCTGCTATTAAAACTATAGCAGTTACACATAAATCCATCAGTTATTTCTGTAACATTATTAGGCAATTCTAACGGTTTATTAAATGCATGACAATCCTGCATAAAATAACTTCCAATATAGCCCACATACTCCGAGATAACAAGCCGTTGATTAAAAGAACAGCAACTGTAAAGAAAATTATCGTCTATCGAGTAAATCCCTTCAGGTAACCGCAAAGGGCTATTAAAACTACTGCAGCCCGACATAAAACTTGATTCTATTGAATAAATATAATCTGGAAGGCTCATGTTTTTATTAAAAGAGAAACAACCTGCCATAAAACCAAAACCAATAGTTTCAAGGTATTGACCAAATTCGATATCGCTATTAAAAGCAGAACAATCGGCAAGCATTAAATATCCAATATGATTTAAATAATACGGAAATGTCAAAGGGTGATTAAAAGAATAACAAGCTCCCATAAAATAGCCTCCAATCTCCTCTAGCCCCTCTGGAAAATAAATTGGTTGGTCAAAGGAAAAGCAGTAGAAAAGAAAATAACTCTCTATGTATTCGACTGAATCAGGCATTCTCAAAGGTTGATTAAATAAAAGACAAGAATCTAAAAAACCTGATGAAATTCTGTCCTTTTCAAACTGATCTCCAAATTCTATGCCAAGCATCTGAGACAAAAGATACACATCCTGACCATGAGAACGAATCACCCCATAATGGTTGTTAGCTTCGATAATGTTTTCGTATGTTCTTTCTTCTATATAAGCTTGTCTGATTGAATTGTCGCTCACATCTCGATAGGTAATCCGACAATAATATGGAAAGGAGTTCGGATATTTTACACTATAGCCTTTGCTCTCTTGACGGTGACCCACTTTGGTTACTACCTTTATCGCAGAGTCGCCATCTCTACCATCATGCCAATATTCCCCTATATGAATTTCTGTATCAGACCAGCTATCATAACCGCAATATTCATAGCTGTTTGTATGTCGGTTAAATAGCAAAACTTCGCCTGTTTCTATGTAATATCCGTTCTTAAAATTACGACCATAGATTATGCCATCATAAGGGTCAAATTCTGTTATCACTGGGCTGTCGTCTACTAACGACTCTAAATCCAAATCTAATTCTATATAAATATCATTCATCTTAAACCTCTATTGTCATCTCTTTATAATAAATCTGCTCACCTTTATTATAAACTGTAACATAAAATACATCGCCCCACAATGGCTGGTCGTTCTGATTAAAATCGACCTCAGAGCCATCAAAATACTTGCCAACTCCATTGCACTGAAACCAACTCTCAAGCATAGAATTCAAGGCATCTTGATATTTTCTATCTGTCAGATGAAACACAATACGCTTGTCTGCATATGCAAACACAGCCTTTACATTCACATCCCGACCTGGCATCTCAAATGTCAATTTACTCATTCTTTACCTCTCACCCCCCCGAACTATATCGGGGGGGGTGGTTTTCGTCTTAATTACAAATCGTCTTCCCATCTCACAAAGACATGCCCATCATCTGGGGTTGCCTCAAGCTCGACTGTCGCACCCACTGCATAAGGACCTGCGCCTGTTACAGTTCCCTGACCCTCAACTGTTACTGTTACATTACGCATTATCACTTCAAAAATAGCTCGCAGATTAATCGTTCCAGCCTGTTTTGTAAAAGTATGAATTGCGGATGTAGCAAACTCAGCTCCTGTGTCTGCGTTTTCCCAACGAACAAATCGATAGCCAAATGCTGCTACTGCATTGATTGTAACCTGTGCGCCAGTATCATATTCACCCTGACCTGATACCGACCCCATACCCTCATAAGTCAAAATTACATTATCCACCATCGCTCTGAAAAACGCTCTCACATTTACATCAGCGTCTGGCATTGTAAAAGTATAATTACTCATTTCACTTACCTCTCCTGTATTTATATTTTCAAATCTTTCAAACTTATAGCCACTCCAAGCTTCAGCTCGTAAATTCACCGCCTCACCTATTTCATAAAATCCAGCTCCCTGGACCATACCACGACCCACAATCGATACAGACACCCTCGGCAGTCGAAAATGTCCATCCTCTCCATAATTTCTTATAAATATCAAATCTTTTCTTGAAAGTAGGTTTATATCAATCCCATATGATACTACTACAGAATTTCCCAAAAACTCACCTGAAACATAAGCCACTCCAGGCTCACCTGCTTTCATATCCTCTGCCAAAACACCAAAAACACCATCATCATAATTATTATACAGCTCGACCAAAAATTTACGACCATCATCAGAAAGGCACTTCAAAACACTACCCTTTGGTAAATCCATTCCTGATATGACTTCTTTGGTTACTCTCTGCAATCTACCTGCAAATATATCTACAGGCTCATATTTCCCTACCGTCTCTACTTTAAATGTCTTCATAATAAAACTCCATCTCTTATACGCACCCGCACCAATGGAATTACAACACCATTGGGAATATCGCTATCCTCAAAACTTACACTCACCACCTCTACTCTCGGCTCATACTTTGCCAGCTGTTCTGTAATATCTACAGACAGATTTGCATACAAAATATTTAATGGGGCATCTATCATCCGTGTATTTATGCCAAAAAGTCTGTCAAAAAACACATTCCCACGCCATGTAGAAATAATCGTTTTGACATTTTGCAAAATACTACGGATGCCCACAGCACCGATTTCTATATCTGTCAAAGGCGTTCCTAATACATCAAATATTCTATCCATTTATTACCATCCTGGTTACCGGGTCAATGCTCGGAGTTAATACCCTCGGTGCCTCTGCAACCTCTTCTGGTAACTTGGCGTGTCCCGCTACCTTGTCTGGACCACCGACACCTGTATCACCTCTTGCCAGCTCTTCCTCTCGCAATTTCTCTTGAACCGCTATTGGGATACTTTCTACATATTCTCTCAAAACTATATTTACCGTCATCACAGCAGGTCGACCCTTATACCAGTATGTCTCATCCGCCTCAATACTTCGGACTGAATACAGACCCTCATTGCGACCGTGCAGAAATACCACCTGAGGAATACCCTCTTCGACAAACTTTTCAAGCCTCCGAAAATCTGTCAAAGGCTCTGGTCCACAAAAACTATTTAATGTAATATCAAAATTATATTCTTTCAGACCGACACCCAAAAACTCAGGGACAGGCTTGCCATGGATAACATTATGCTCATGATAATGACCATCCAATCTACGATTTAAATTTTCAAATGTCCGCACTCTAAATCGGCTCGTCATAAAAATCACATTTCCAATAAAACCAACAAACGGAGTAAATGACAATAATCTCGCAATCGCTATGTCCTGAATATTATCCAAAAAGCCATCACGCCATCCGTCAAATCCACCTGCCAAGGTGTCCTTTGCATTTTGAAAACCTGTCATCGCTATGCCTTGCAAATTTTCTATCATACTTCCCTCATCAAATAGGCAATCGCTGCTGCTCTGCCTACTTTTGAAAACATATCATCACTACCATTTGGAAATGTCCCTTTAATGCCTGAATTAATTTCTGAAACCACCGTTACAATAGGAATTATCACAGGTGGGGTTGCATTCTGTAATGCAAACGCTGTTAAAATCGGAGATGAAATACTTCCACTGACATTGAACAGAGGAAGTGGAAACATCGGATATGCAAGAACTAAATGACAAACAAAAGGTATCGGTGGTGTCAACGGACTTTCGATGTCGCTTGCTATCGCATTGCAGAATTTCCTCATTTCTGGTAAATCCATATCGACCCCATTCTCCTTTTTTAAATTCTCTAAAATATCCGTTCCCAATGACATTCCATACTCCTATTGTGCTGTTTTTGTAGTATTAGAGGGGTTTACACTTCCAATCGGAATACCAAAAACAGGACAGATTGTGAATTCGTGAACTACTCTCGCATTAGCACTGTTTCCCAAATTTACCGCAGAGCAATTGACATTTAAACTATTACCTGTTATGTCAGTCGCTCCAGAGTTTACATCTGTTTTATCTGCATTTACTTTAATGTTTTTAGTGTTGATTTCTATGTTTTCTGCGTCAGTTCTTATGTCTTTTGATATTGTTACAATATCAGGGCAATCAAAAAGCACTTCATCTCTTATATATGCCTCTGTTTTACCCTCTACATTCAAAAACATCAAGCTGTTTTCTTTATCATAATTTATCTCCGTCTCATCCTCAAATTTTAAATAATTGCTACCTTGACGACCCAGATATGCAGTTAAATCGTGCTTATTATATGCCGACCCCAAAATAAACCCTACCGAACTTCCATTACCCAAAAATAGACAAAGCACCATTTCCCCTATATCTGGCATAAAATAATATTTATCCTTATGGGTTTTGGGTTGCAACACCATCAAATCACTTGTTATAAAATCGTCTCTATCAGGAAGTTTTACTCTCGCTGTGCAACTCTCAGGGTCGGTATTTACTACCTCTCCCACATGGAACATATCGCTCACGACTTCCATTATCGTCTCTTTTAATTGCTTTTTGTCCATTATTTCCGCCAAAATACTCTCGAATCGTTCCGTCCACCTTTATCTTTGCCAATACCAAGATGAACAATATTTCTGTCAGGATACACCCCTCTTCGGTCAATCCCTACCCTGTAAGAAGCGTCTATTATTAAATCTCTGTTTCTGTCGTTATCGCATTGAATATCCACTCCAAAACAAAACATATCGTCAGGTATGGCTACATGGTCGCTTTGTTGATTTTTTGAAACCGTTGCATTATGCTTTGGACAACGGCAACCTGAGGTTATGCGAAATGATATCCCTGCTATTAATCTTGCTTTTTGCAATAAATCAAGAAACATCTCGGATACATTATTGGTTTTACAACCACATCGACACTCAAATTCATGAGGCTCAAAATTTGGATACTTACTCCAATCCATAATCAAACTCCTTTCTGTTATATATTTCCATTTAATAACCTACAACTCCCCTGATAGAAATATCAGTTGAATACCCTGCCGAACTAATACTATGAACCACCTCTTCTATCTGCCAAACCACACTGTCGACAAACCTACCAAATCCCTTTAAATTGATATTCAAACCACTATATAAATCTGGTCGACCCATAAAACTAATACTGCCTTCAAGCTGTCGCATATTGGCTTTCCTCAACATAGACTTGGCAAGCATCTCAGCATCTGCAAGCGACCCAACACGCTGATTGATTTTTAATATCTGACCCACCTCAGGGTCAAAAACCTCAGGCTCTTCTTCCTCTTCTTCCTCCGCCGGTGCAACTGGAATTTCTACATAACTAACCATCCGGGTCTCAGGGTCAATAACTTGCCTTGTGCCGACTTCCTCACTTCCAGTGTTCGACCTGCCATCCCCACCACTTCTACGCACTCCACTCAACCCCTCTGGGAAATATAAATACTCTATCATTTCCTTTTTTTCAGGGTCATAATAAGTTACCTCACACGCAGAATAAACATTACTTGAATTGCTGTTGATATCCCACGCCACCACTCCATTGTCCATCGCATTGATTACAATCTCTGGTTCTACTTCGTCAAATTCCTCGCTTCTAAATATTATGATTTTATCACCTGTAATCTTTATCATCAAACCAGCATAATCACAGATTTCCCTTATTAATACTATGTCACTCTGACCTCGCTGTTCCCAACGCTCTAAAATAGGGTTGAACTCACTATACCACAAAAGCTCAAAGCCATGCTCTTCTGCTATCTCTTGAAATAAATCTTTAATATTTATCTCTTCCCAATCCTTTGTATTCTGTTGTCTCCTTATGCTGCTCGTAATCCCCACCGACACACAATTTATACTAAAGGTCGATGGCAATCCATTACTCGAAAGGCTATCTATCTCAAATCCACCACAATCTCTCTCATAGCTATCACCCGGATTAAACCAATTTTCACACTTTATCACAGCATTAAACTTCGCTCCAAAATCTGGTATCCAGCCACCACGCCACAACCCAGCTACATCTTGAAATGTAACAGAAAGCTCATCACCTAAATCACTACGGGTCCTGTCTACATAGCTAAAATCAACCACCATATCGGAAATATCAAGCTCTTTGTCTTTATAAAATAATTCAAGTTTACAATTTCTTACACTCATCGGTTTATCCACGGCGGTGCTGGTCGCTCCGTCCCTTTTTTACTCTTTGGCAGTTGGGGAACAACAATCTCTTTATTTGCTGGTAAATAAATATAATGCATCAAATCTGGATTTTCCCTTAAAAGTAAATATGCCATCTTTTCACTTCCATAAATCTCTAAAGCAAGCATATCAAAAGTATCACCTGCCCTACTTATTGTTGTCCATTTCATACAAGACTTGCCCTCAGTTGATTTCTCTCTCTATCAGAAATCCACTTTTCAAAATATCTTTTTGCCTCATTCAACGCGTCTGTAACTGCTGGCTTAATGCTATTTGCCTCACCACCATTGACATTTATCGTTGGACTGAAAACAAATGAAGCACCACCACCCTTACCACCACCTGATTGGTCCAGCTTGGGTGTTATCTGTGCTATAATCTCTTTTGCCCGGTCAGGTTTATTTAATGGAATTATAGCCTCTGCACCATCCTCACCGACCATCGCCAGTGTCGGTCTGTTCACAATGCCACCCTGAGCAAAAGCTGGAACACCCTCACCACTTCTGCTAAATAGGTTTTTTATAGGATTGGGAATTAAATTACTAAACGCAGAGCCAATAGCAGAAACTCCGTTTCTTAATACTTCAAGAATTCCAGTTATCAACCCACTCATCCAATCCTTACCCATCTGTATTAAATCTATGTCAAAAATCTTATTTATTGCTTTCATTATCCAATACTGAGGGGTAAAATGAGCCAATATCCTTATAATGCCTTTTATAAGACCATCATCAAACAACCCTTTCACATAATCTATAAAGTTAGTAAAAATTGAAATAATGCCATTGCCTATTATTTGAAAACCACCAATAATACTTGCACCAAGACCACTCATCCACCCTCTTGCCATTGCTATTAAATCAATGCCAAATATTTTATTTATTGCTTTCATAATCCAATAATAAGGAGTAAAATGAGCCAATACTTTAATTATCCCTTTTAAAAATCCTTCCTCAAATAAACTTTTTACATAATCTATAAATTTTGTAAATATTCCTTTAATCTTTTCCCACATAATTATAAACCCGCCTATTATCATCTCACCTACTTTAGATAAAAAGGCACGCACTTTATCCCAATTCTTTATAACCCACCAAATTCCATAAACCAAGGCGGCTATCGCTGCTACAATTGCTATGATTTTTAAAGCAGCTATACTAAACACAGCAGCAATTCCTTTACCTATCGCTATTACCCACTTTAATTTTAATAATGCTTTTGTTATTACTATTACTTTTTTTAATGCTCCAGCAAATTTAACAGTAGCGGCTATTGCAGTTCCTAATGAAATCAAAATTTTTAGTCCTTGAAATGCTACCCAAGCCTTTGTTATTTTTTTTAATGCCTCTTCTGGACCACCAAGCTTGTCAATTAAGCCTTTAACTATTCTGACTACACCTACTAATGCATCACGAACCTCAAACATAAAATCTTTTATTCTGGGTAAATTTTCTTTAATCCTTTCTAAAAACTCATTTACTTTTTGGCTAACAAGTTCTCTATTACTTGCCACCCAATTACCTAAGGCTATCTGTATTTTTGTTATAGGTTCTAATAATGGTTTACCCACAGCCATCATTAAACCTTGAAAAGAAGCCTTTAATCTGGTTACACTATCCTGAAATTCCTTTGCCTGTAAACCTGACACATCATCAAAAACAATTCCCAATTCCTCTGCTTCTTTTCGCATTGCCTCTATCCCCTCACTCCCCTCGACCAGCAAAGGCATCAGAGCAGCACCAGCTCTATTTCCGAATACAGTTGTTGCTAAATCAAGCATATATACGCTGTCAACACCTGCATCTGCCATCTTTTTAAATCTATCTGAAACCTCTATCAAAATCTCATCTGTCTTTTTCAAACTTCCATCTTTATTGTATAAATTAAAATGGTCATCTACTCTACGAAACGCAAGCAGAGCATCGGCATTGCCCTCAATGGCTTTGGTGATATTCTGCCTTAAATTTCTCATTCCTGTCGATAATTCCTGAGTTGACACATTTGACTGCTGAGCAGCATAAGCAAGTTTTGACATCGCTTCTGTTGTAATACCTATCTTTTGAGCGGTTTTATATACTTCATCCCCCCACTTTGCAGTCTTACTGGCTATGCTATAAGCGGCGGCACCACCAGCCGCCGCTAATAAAGCAAGGTTTCGTATTGGAACCATTATAGAGCGACCTACATCAGACCAAGCCTTTGACATCTTTTTTGACGCAGCTTCCAAGCCTTTCATTGCCTGACGCTGTCGACTTTCAAGTTGACTTAAAAGTTGTTGGTCTTTAGTCTTTTTAGCAGTTTTTTCTATTAGCTTTTGAGCCTCACCAGTCGCAACTTTCAGCGATTGGTCAAGCTTTCCACCAATACTAAACATTACACTAAATGCTTTTTTAGTGTCTTTTGCCATTTGCCCTCTCCATTTGGTCTTGTTCCATTTTGGCTACTCTGTTTATGCTATTTGTCCATGCTCGCAACCGATTTAACGGCAATTTCAGAAAATATTCAATCGATGTATGGGTAAACCGAGCCATTACCACACACAAATCCATTATTGAACCAATACTTCCGATGCCGTGCTCATTAAAAAACCTTGTGCCAAAAGCGTTAAAGCAGTTCCATCTGCTATTGGGAACTTCTTTAATTCGTGGATTGTCAGCCCGGCCGCTCTTGCTACAATATGCAGAACATAGGTTTTATTTTGCTCATTTATAGGGGAATTTTGACTTGTCACACCAGGATAATTAGAAATCTCTATCATATCCTCTGTGGTCAATTTGTCAAAATCCAGTGTCAATTCTGTATAGGTTTTATCTGCGATTGTTACAGGACGACTCAGCTTGTATTTTGTTATTTTGGTCTCCATTAATTTATCTACTAATTCTGAGTTTAATGCATCGCTCATAAACCTAACACTCCTTTAAGTTCTGATAACAAATCCTGTCCACCGACCTTGTAAATCTGATTATAAAAATCTATTTCGGCTATTTCATCACTGCCTTCCATTATTTTTATATAAGAGACATTAAATTCGGTTTCTGTATCTTGCAACGCTCCGACTGCAAATGTTCCTAAATTAAAATTAACTGGAGCCGCTCTCATTATGATTTTCTGCTGTATTGACTGAAACTGACCTGTTGCTGGGTCGACCTTCTGGACTGCACCCCAAAGCTCTATATGGTGATATTTCTGGGGGAGTAAATTTCGTATTTCTGCATGGACTACACGCCAGGAAAAAGAAACTGACATATTTTGAAAGTGACCCAGAATAGGCACTTCGTGTTGTCCACCAAGGCCACTGCCTTGTGTTTCTATTGTCATCGCTTGTAGGTTTGGCAGAGTTGCATCTACTATTCCTAAAAGCCTATTTCCGTCCAAATAAGCCTCAAAATTTTGTATTACTTGTGGTTGAATATTAGCCATTTACACCTCCTATCCTGCAAACAACGCCAGCAGCATCTCTGGGTCAAATTCCAAACTGAAATCTATCCGTTGTGCTGGAGAAACAAGTCCAAGTTTCACATCAAATTTAACAAATCCCTGCATTAAATCAGTCAAAGGATTATCCGCTTCGTTGAAACTAATCGACCCATCTATAATAGCACCTGCAGAAGCAAGGCTATTTAGATTTATCTGTTCACTGTTGATTATGGTTTCTATCATTCGTCTATTAAATGGTGAGTCCACAGTCTGGAAATATGTCATTACAAGACCATTGCCATACCAAGCCATCATTCGTCTGTGTGTTATCAAAGAGTCCTTAGGGTCACTGTTACCAGGGTAAGCCGCTGTCCATGAGTTCCACAATCTCCACCCACCAATAAAATTGAGCGGAACGCTTATACCATTTCCTCTTAGCATATTAGCCTGAGGCAATGATAAATTGACTTCCTCTCCGTTCAACATCCAGCCTTGACACCTCAAATTTTCATTAGATGGTGACTCGTAGGGTGCTACTTGTCGTCTTGCATCCACCAGACCCATTAGGCAAGCCGCTTGAACCGCCGTATTATATGTCCGCTCACCATCAATCAATCGACCCACGCACAAATACAGATTTTCAGAGACTAAACTATTCTCGTTTTTCCATTTTGGTAAATCTGAATAAATATCCACCGCATCGTCTGGAACATTAGCCACTGCAATCCCAGCCTTAAATACTCCGTTGATATTTTCTGTCTTGGCACTCAAAACCGCTGTTACTGACGGATGAGTAAAATTCGGTGCATATAGTATTCCAGGCACCATCCGAAACTCTGGGAAAGCTTGTTCGACAAGTTCCAACCCTGTTGTTTTACCTGTCAAAATATCATAGCCACCGATACAATCCTCATTAGTTACCAAATCGGGAGCAGCACATCTATAAGTAGCTGTTATAGGATTGGACCCAGATGTGATTGCAGTTGATAAACTACTACCATCGATTGCCTCTATCATACCTGTAACCCTATTTAAATAATAGTCAGTCCCCTCTACAAAGGTAGTTCCACTACTTGATAGAGCCAAATCACCAATCAAATCGTCATTAGCAAGCATCCCTACATTGACATCAAATGTAACTACTTCACCTGTTATATTTCGATTATGCACAGCTGGGTCAAATAAATTTGCAAATATCACTGGTGCTTGACTAAACAAAGAAAACTTGTTATAAGCGACCTCACTCAATCCCCATTTCTTTGTGTCATCCCTTGCACCATCTATCCCTAATTGCTGTGAAGCCTCTGCATTGCTAAAAGCTAATACAAGACTACCAGGCTTGACCTTTTCTTGTTGCTCTGGGGAAAGCCTATGTATCGGGGCAGTCCCAAAAGCCATTAAAAGAGAAGCATTCACACGAACAGGCGCAAGCAAGCTCGTTGGAACTTCTCTAAATCTCACTCCATAAAAATCAGACATTCCCTACCCCCTTTTCTTTGATTTTAAATACCTTTCAGACAATGCTTTTTTAGCAATCGAAAGGCTACTGTCAGGTTTGCTCAACTCCGCCATTGTTTTAGCAGCATCCTTGTGTTCGACAAACATTCTCTTGAAATCTCCGTCTGCTTTCATTCGCTCTTCCACTTCACTGGGCAGTCCATTATTAAATGTCTGCGCATATCTTATCTGAAACAAAATCTGTCCATCCTTGCCACGCTCTATCATTGGAACACCTAAATAAATCCATCGTAATTGTTTTGGTGTTGCCTTTGGCATAACAGCTGGTGATTTTACTTTTTCATCTTTCTCTGACATCTTATTTTTCCTCCTAATATTTATTATCTGTTTCTGGGAATGGTGGTCGGTTTATTGCTGGACAAGTAAATGTCGCAACCACAGCCGAGCCATAAAATGGGTGTGAGTTTGAACCAGCATCATAGATATTTGTTAATTCTTTCTGTAAACCACTTACCACTTTTATATTTTCCTCACATTTCCAAAAACTTTCAAGCCAATAATGACGATTATTTAAAACCAGCATTACCCTTTCAATCATATTAAATATGTCTTGATAACCTGTTTCAATTTCGTCAAAACTTTCTTTGCTATAAACAGCACATAAAAAACCTATTCTTATTTCAAAGAACTTTGCTTTGTCAATCTGTTGGTCGCCGTCAAGAAAACGGATAACAATAAATGGCGGTTCACCAGATTTATACGGCTTCTGCACATTCGTTGGCAGTGAGATTTTTGGGGGAACATCACCAATCCATATTTCAGGTGGTCTGAAATCCTCACCATCTCTAAAAGGAAATTTCTCAAAAGCTAATTTTAGTTCTTGTTGTAAATCCTTTAAAAGCCAATATATTCTCATTTTGCTCCCATTTTAACAATCATCGCCTCTGCTTCTTTCATAAACTCTTCTTCAAACTTCCGATTTGCTCTCTCTTCTACTTCTCTTGGAATATCTGTTAACTCTGATAATGACATTTGAGGCGTTGATATGGTGGTCAATGCTTTCACTGCTTGTTTTCTTGTTCCTGTTTTTGGGTCAACATACATTACTTTTTGTCCTGTTGCACCATGAAATACTCGTTGATAAACTCCAAAACCTCGTCTGCCAAGATTAGCAGTGAAGGCGTGTTGAAATCTATGTCTTGTATTTCTTAAAAGTATTGATACTCCACCTGTTGTTTTACCAGTCATCGGTGTATTGGGACTTGGTGAAAGAAATTTAAAATTAGTTCTGTTATCCTTAAGAGTTGCAGTTGCTATCCCATTTGCATCGGACTTTCTGACTTTGAAATCTTTTAGTTGTTCCTTTCTTACATTCCATAACTTTGGAACCACTCTACGGACATCTTTTCTTAACTCATTGATAGCTTTATCCGCAGAGTTCTTTATTGCAATTTCAAGTAATGCTGGATATTTTTGAAAAAATTTTTTGTATCTATCTTTGTAAATTTCGTTTGTCATTATTATCATGATATCCGCCTTTCAAGTGTTATTATGAAATAACTAAACGGTGTTTTCACATCCGATACATACCAATACTCGCCGTCAAAATTGACCTGCTCTGTAACAGATGGAGGAGAAGCAAGGTCAATTTCACGGCAATATATTATCTTTTTATCAAAATTAACACCTTGAGCTTCATACAGCTGGGTATTTATCCGGGCATCCTCAGCTATCTGTAGAGGATATCCATTCCAAGAACACTCCCGTCCATATTCCTCTAAATTCATCAAGACGTTTTTAAAGTCCTCATAGACTTGTTCTTTGAATGTGTTACCCATTATTTACTCAGCTCTATTTTTAGCAACTCAAACAGCTTTTCTTTTGTATCACTTACTTCTGTCGAAATTCCAAATATCGCAAGCTCACTTGCCAGCTCTTCCACCGTCATAGTTTCAGCTCGTTTTAATAGCTCAGCCTTTGTCTCAACTCCGTCCTTATACATATTTTCAATGTATAAGGCTATCAACCCTGCTTTGTTTTCACGGTTGGTAAGTGTAACACCCATCCCAATCAGCTCTTCCCGCAGAACTTTATTTGTCTTAGCTCTTAATTCAAGAAGCAAAGCAGAGTCGCAACTTTCAAGGATACAAGCAGTCTCTTTATCGATATTGTTTAAATCCAAAGCTTCATCATCGACCGCAGGTGGAGGTGCTACTTCCCCCTCACCTGCATCGATATATTCTGCAATGCCCAATGAAATCAAGCGACAACCATCACGCTCTGAAATCTTGATAATTTTGCCCTTTTCGACATCCATTCCATCATGACGGATACTTGACAAAAGTTTTATTACCATTTCCATTATGGCTCCTAAGCAAGAACATTACCCACAATAAAAGCATCTGGTTGGAATAGATTCGGCATTGGCGCACTTTCAAGTTGAACCCAATTTGCAGAGCCATCTAATTCTGTCCAAACTTTCACCCATCTTGGGACAGCTTGCAGACTTTCCATATTCTGTATCATTCCGTAGTGGAATTCACATCTCGCTTGATTTGACCCAATAAGAACTTTTCCAGCTGGGACAATTGGCTTTTCTGCACCATCTACTGGGTCGATAAACCATTCATCGTATACATACACCTGTATTCTACCAGATGGCAATGAAAACTCACTAATAAAGCTCACTCCGTTTGCCTGTAAATCTGGTTGAACCGTTCCTATTTCATATCTGCGGTTATCCAAATACTTTTGTATTTCAGGGTGTTCAATAAATGCCCAACCAACATCATAAGCACAAATCAAATGTGTTGGACGGATACCGCACCTACGAACTATATTTCGTCTCCACCTATCGATGTCTTTTAGGGGACTACTGTTGGGATTGTTCCACGCAGAGGTCCCAGTAAGAGTAAAGATATTGTCAGTATATTCTGTTCCAGCAGAATAGTCAAAATCTACATTAGTAGACCATCCCAGACCCTCTGCAATTACTTTACCTGTAAATAATGCATCAGCACAGAGCTTCTCTTCCAATCTGCTCAATCTTTCGTTTAGGGTTCTCAGATTTTCACCCATCATCTCATCTGCTACTTGCTGCGGTGTTTTGGGAACATAAGCGTTATCTCCAAAAACTCTGAATTGTGTTTCAAGTGGTGTAACCTGCATTTTCTCTTTTGTGTATGCTGGCATCGTGGTTTTGGTTTCAAAGCCATCTTTCCCTACCGTATGAGCAGCGTGCAGAGGATTGACAAACCTTGCTATCTCACGCTTTCCCTTACGGACATCGTATTCGATAAAACGCGTTGTATGTCTCACAGTTCTATTAAAAAATGTTTTGTGTAAAAACTGGTGTAATGGTGGTGTCTGCTCCAGAGCAGCCATCATCTTTCTTTGTAAATACATATTATCTTGTGCCATTATTAACCTCCTATGATGGTAATACCGCTTCTCTCAAAAAGATACTGCGACTAAATAAATTGTGCCTAACGGTTTCCCAGTTTGTCGCCAAGCCACCGCTTCCATTTGAAATCAGCATTCTATCACCTATAAATTCACCTGTCAAATATGCGACTCCCACCTCGCCTTGTTCTAATGGCTCACCCAATACTGCAAATACATTGTTACCTGGTGAACCTAATTCTGTCATCGTTGCCATTACTCCACTATATCTGGAACTGCCCTGATATGTTAGTCGCAGTATTGCACCCTTGCCAAGGTCCATTGTGGCATCCGTTGATATTACTTCACAGCTTACACGCGGGAAATCTCCCGCAAATATCTCGTCAAATTTATGCTCGCCTATTGTGTTTATACCTAATTGTCTTGACATATTATTTTCCTCCTATTTTAAAACCCTTAATTCCTATTATATCCCTTTTTTACATCCTCAACTTCTGCCTTTAATTTTGCTTCGCCAGTCTGTAAAACACCCTCACTTCTTTTGATTTCAGCAATCATTGAAATATCCTCTTGGTAATCTTTTGTATACGCTTCCAATGCCACACGCTCTGCCTTTATCAATTCAAACGATAAATCTTTAGCTGATTTTGGCTCGTTAAACATTGCCTTCTTCACCAGCTCATTATCACCATAAACCTTTGCTATTTCGTTTATAGCAAACATACGCTCACGCTCTTCCTTTACTCCCAATTCCTTGATTGCATTAAAAAGCACTGCATCGCTCAAAAGCAATCCAGACATCTTGGTTTCAAGTGTAGATGCCTTCTTGCCTTCCTTATCCTTTTCATCATCTTCTTCGGACTCAGCTTTCTTGTTGGTTTCTTTATCTTTTTCCTCTTCTTCGTCCTCAGCTTTTGTCTTACTTTCTTTTTCCTCGTCTTTTTCTTCATCTTCCAAAACGAGTTTTTCTTCCTTTGCCATATCAATCACTCCTTTCTTTATAAATGATTTACCCTCTTGTAATCCCTGTATTACCGACTCTAAACTTCCCAGCTCATCAGCCATACCTACTTTGATTGCCTGTTCAGCCAAAAGCACACCACCCTTGCCGAAATTACTTTCAACATATTTAGCTGCTCGTTCTCTATGCGTTGCTACACTTTCGATAAAAATATTTGCCAGACCATCAAGTTCGGCTTGTAAGCTATTCAAACCCTCATCCGAATTTAAATCTTGTTGTTTATTTGGTGTTTGACTGCTTACTAATTTATATTCTTTTATACCCTCTTTTTCCATCCACGCACTGTCATCTATCCACGATGCCACCACTCCAATACTGCCCAGTGTCGCTGTTTTATCTGCTATTATGCAGTCACACGCAGAGGCTATCCAGTATGCTGCCGAAGCACATAAATTTCCCACATAAGCTACAATTGGCTTCTGTCCCCTTGCCTCATATACCATATTTGAAAACTCGTGTATACCGCAGATATCACCACCAGGCGAATCGATATTTAATACTATTGCCTTGATTTCCTTCGACCTTAGAGCCTCACCAAAATTCAAGCCAAGCTGTTCAATTGTAGTCCCCCCTGATATTTCTGTCATTATGTTCATATAAGGGGCAATTACACCACCGATATTTATTATGCCTACACCACTTCTTGTTGATAATAAACCGCTCCCCTTTTTTACAGCTGGACTACTCAAAACAGCTTCGATGTCCTTTAATTCTCTCGATGCCACACCAATTATCACATCCAAATATTCTGGTGTTATTCCCCATCGTTTTGTGTGTATCGCTTGTAATATGCTATTCGGGATTTTGTTGCTCATTATTGCCCTCCTCATTACCTCTACTCTCTACTCTTGACTTTGTAAAATCTATTCCATAAAACTTGGCTTGTTTCCGCTCCTGAGCCTGAATTCGTAATACATCTTTGTAGCTCATTCCGTTCAATCTTGTAGTTTCATAATCCCAGGTTGAATATCCACCCAACACTCTTTCGTGGGCAGCTTTGACTTCTTTTGTCTCATCAATGCTACCGATTGGGGGGGGAACGAAATAACAACCAGAATAGGCGTGTCGTATAGACGGACTTGTAAAATATCCTCTTGCGTGCAGTCGACCTTTCAATATTGCCTCTGTCAAAAATTCCTCATAGATTGGTTGATTGAACTGCTCATTAAACAATTCCAACATCGTCATAAATGTCCGTCTCGCATCCAGCATAGCGGCTCGGCTCGCACTGTAGCTACTACTGAAATGCTTAATCAAAACTTCAAACGGTATCCCCAGAGCCATTCCTATTTGTTTGATATTTGCTAAAAAGAAAGGGTCAAACTGATTACTGGGTCTCGCAGAGTTTATCACCTGCAAATCCTCATATGGTGCTAAATCTACCCACTCACCAGTTCCAATTTTCCAATTGTCAGCTCTTTCCCAGGGCCATGTCGTTGGATTTCCATTTGCATCGACTGGGTTGCCTTGCTCGTCAACTCTATATCCCCCACCTGCCATCACACCTGCAAGGGAGTCGGGAGGCTTTCTTGTAACTGCTATTGTCAAAAGTGCATTGATTACAGCAGCTGTTAATTCCGCCTCTGTGTATTTACTTATTTGTTTCAATGTATCGATTACTGGTGTTAATATTGGTATTCCCCTTGATTGACCTATTCTTTTTATATCTATTAAATGTAATACATTACGCTTGCCTGAACGCTCTCCATAAAATTTGACCTCTTGCCACTTCGAAACCAGCTCGGTAACTCCAAAAAGCATTGACCCCGGATGTGGTGTTCTGATAAATATTGACTCTCTTACACCATCCGCTCCGTATTTAATACCGCCTGCTATTTTATCACTATCAGATAAATCTCTATCATTTACAATTCTATCTGCCTCTATCAACTGCACACGCATATCATATGGCATACCCGCTCTGGGTCGGTGAGGCAATAAAACAAACACATCCCCACTTGTCATCATACTGCTAAATGCCAATCTCTGCAAGCCAAAGAAATTTAGTTGCCTGTAATAATCACAATTATTATTTTCAGACCAAAGACGAAACTCCTGATAAGCCTTAGCCTCCCACTCCAAAGCCTGCTCTTCGGAAATTTTTAAAACCTCACGGTCAATTGATGGTTGAAATTTTATGCCTGAACCGATGACACCATTTACAAGAGTATTTATTGCACCTGTAGCCGCTGGTGCATTCCTTTCTAAATCTCGACTTCGGTCCCTTAAAATTTGTAATGAGGGTAACTCTGTCGCATTTGCATCACCTGAAGAGGCATTCCATTCGGATAATGATTTTTTATTACTCGCACCAACAAAGGGCAGATTGTATAGTTTTTTAAAGACACCACTACCCTTGCTTTGTATTTTTGATAAAACAGACTTTAAGATATTTCCCATTTTAACAGTCCGTTGGAATTAGCCTTGTAAAGCGACGCCTACCGCCACCATCGATTATTAAATCGCACTCAGCTATCCCTGCTCGTATTTTATCCAAGTCCGCTCTGGTCAAACTCTGACCACCGATATTGTATGATTGCGCCCCTGTCAAAATGGCTCTCTCAGCCTGTAAATATAATTCACGCCGTTCGATTGCCAATTCAATCTTCGTCTTTACCATAATTGACTCCCGGCGACCCACAATTCAAAAAAAAAACACCCTATGTTTTTTGTCAATACAAATTTGATATTATTTTTGTTTTTTTTCTCAAATTTGTTTCACATGAAACATAACACCATTATTTATTATTCAATTACAAAGATAAATTATTTTTTTTCAAAACTAATAAATATTTCCTAACTTATTAAAATCCTATATTGATACCACTTTTCTTTCCACCCACTGGATTGTATATATCAAAACCCTTTTTTGTCGGTGGTGGAACCACTTCTTTTATTACTTCATACTCTGGCTTTTCGGCTTTATATCTTGTTTCAAGCATCTTCCAGTCTGGGTTCATATGTCTTATAGCCACTAAATTATATACATTCAAATCCAAAAGTTCGTTCCTTGCATCCTGTGGTTTCCACCAAAATAATTTCTTATATCCATTTATATATTTACTCCTCAGCTTTTCTGATATCAGAGAAGCATAAGCAACTGCATCGTAGCCTGCCTCATCGTTCAAAGGAAATGTATAATATCCCTCTTCCTCTTGATTTTCTATTTTCAACCTACTATAAATCAAACGCTTTGCTTCAAATGTCCCCACCCTAAATAAATAAACTCCTTGATGGTTTCTTGACTTCGGTCTTGTATATATCGGGTCCTTCTGTTGGTTACTGCCTTTCAAACAAAATACCCTCTGCCTTTCCCTTGCCTTGCAATACGCATATACAGTGTCGGTGGTGGTTTCACTACCACCGCTGTCAATAAAACAGCAGGCTATACTCATCAAGCTTCCATCCTCTCTGGTAAACCGTCGCATCCGAAATTCGTCAAGCTCTCTCCATATCTGGGGGAAACCATACTCCACACCTTGAATATTATATGTCGGACCCTCAAGCCTCTTATACATTATCCCCCACCGCTTCTCTCCACGAGCCCAACCTGCTACTTCTATCTCCAATCTATTCTTTTGAACATCCACTGCCATCGTCAACATTAAAACTTCATTTGGCACCTCCGCAGGATAGAAAACAGCTCGCCTCTGTAAATACTCATCAGCAATGCCCTCACCCTCAGCTTCAAAAGGTAAACCCAAAATCGTATTGATAAACACCTGTCGCTTCTCTACATTATTACCAGCCTCATCAAATTCTCTTGCTGCTCGTTCCCAGCTATACCAACCAATCGGTGAATATAGTGTCGACAAGTGAAACCCTGCCCTTATATGCCCTGGATTTTGCGCCACCCACTTACCATTTGCCAGCATATCTGTTTTATGATACTCTGCAATCCCCTCACCACAAATAGGGCAGTGAAGTCTCACATCTGTATACTTCCCCTTTGTCCATTGCAGTTGTTCAAACTTAATTTCAAAATAACCATCATCGACAACACCCTCATGACCGCTACAAAATGGACACGGAACCATATATACACGCTGGTCGCTGTCTGCATAAAGCTCTGCTATCTTTGAAGTTTCTTGTATTGTTGGGGTAGAAATACATAATATCTTTCCATTAGGAAATGTCGACATCCTCTTCCGTATCAATCCTATTGGGTCGCCCTCGTCCCCTACTGATATTAAATACCTGTCAATCTCATCGCAGACAATATCTCTGAACGGATTGGACGACAAAGCATTAGGACTACTCGCACCCTTTAATGAAATATATCCCCCAGAATAAACAATCTCTGTCAAACTCTTACCGTGCTTTTTGACTATCTTTTCCATCAAAAAATCGCACTGCTCTAATGACGGACTAAATCGCTGTTTTGAAAATCCAGACACTAAACCATCTGTAGGCATCAAAAATAGAAACGGACCAGGTCGGTGGTGCATTGTATATAATGCCCAATTCAAACCCATTTCTGTAGCTCCAATCTGGATGCCTTTCATAAATATAACCTCACGAGTCCTACTCTGCGGGGAAAGTTCCTTCATTGGTTCAACTAAATAAGGTGTCCTTTCATTACGCCACATACCCTTTTCACTACTACCAGCACCACTCAATATCCGAAACTTATCAGACCACTCCGCCAAACTCAGCAAAGGTAATGGCTTCAATACTGAAAATACCCCTTTCCAAAATGGCTTCTCTTCCCAAGTCAATTCATCATTATCCATTTTCTACAGGAACTCCACACCGACTCATTATGTCGATTATTAACTTATTACACTCAATTTCAAGTTTCAATCGGAAATCGTGTTCATCCTTTCCCTGCATACCAGCAAGCTCAGGTGCCAATCTCGCAGGCCAAGACTCTATCGCTCCTTTCATTATCTCACCCAGCTCTGCCCCCTGTTTCTCTACAAGCACCTTTTCTATCAATTCCCCACTACGAAACTTAAAATCAAGCTCTTTCAATTTGGCACTGTAACCAGCATCCATAAGTTTTGCCCGCATAAAAGGGTCTTCGGTTCTCGACTTGCCACCATTATCTGTCCCACTCGGACGACCTCCTTGTCTTTCTTTTGGCATAAACCGAGCCCTATTCTGTATCTCAGCAGCTGTCTTTGTTTCCTCATATTCCTGACCAACAACCACAGGGTCATACAAAGGTATTCCATTATCATCACGCATTGCTATCGAAAACCTGCCACTCCTCACACCTTTGGCAAACGCTGATGGCGTCATCCCCAACACTTCTGCCATCGCATTATTTCTTAATAAACCCTCCATAAACCACCTAAAATTATTTTCCAGCAAATAAAGGAAACCGACCTTTGATGCCTCTACAATGTCAAATTTCTCATTTATCAAAATGAAACTTGCCATATTTCCAATTTTGAAAATAAACCAATTTTGTCAATTAAAAATTGCAATCATAAAATAACTCCAGATTAACCCTAAAATTTTTTTTTATAATTCAAAGAGAGTTCGAGTTTCCGAGACCCGCATCCAACAAATCGCCGAAAGAACCTATTTTTGCGACAGAAAAAAAAATTATTTATATAATTAAGCAACAGAATTATTATGAGTGCCATCTACCCATTGGTCAAAAAAGTCCCCCCATTGGCGAATGGTAGACGAATGGGTAGATGGCTCAAAACATAGAATTGGAGCGGGTTTACAGAGCGCCATCTACCCATTGGCAATGGTTTTGATTTTTTAAAACTATACGAATTTGCGCACCGTGTTCCGGCTCCTCTTGTCCATCCCTGTCACTATATTTACATACCATTAATATATATACCATTACCAATGGTAGGATATAGTATTATATATATAGTACCGGTGTAGGTTTGGGGGTTTCCCCCCATTGAAAGCAATGGGGGGTCAATGGGGGGTAATGGTAGTGTATTTATACGGGTTCTTCGGGTGTGCTAATTATAGTTTTTTATGGTAAAAAAAAAGTTTCGGGAAAATAAAAAAATAGCTTGATTTTTTTGAGGCTTTTTTTTTATTGGTTTATAAAATATAAAATAGAGGTGTTTATGCAGGTTAGAAAGCTCAAATTCCCCTTGGGGAACAGCGGAAATAGGGCAATTCTGTTTCACAATTTAAAGGAAGGTTTAAATTGTGAAAAGAGTGTCATAAGTTATCGAATAATAGACGATTTTAGAAATATTCCTTATTTTTTCAAAAATCGCATAAAAAGAGAGGTTTTTTATGCGTGAGGTAGAAAAGGAATATGTAGCGTTAATGTCCCGGGTATATCGGGCGGAAAAAGAGATGTCCCAGAGTGAGCTTGCGGAGCTATGCGGCATCGGTCAGGTTGTATTATCCTATCTGGAAAAAAGGCAGTGGGATAAAGTTTCAGAAAAAAACATTGCATCGGTTCGAGACAAGATTTATGAATTAAAGCTTCAGCCGTCTGTAAAAGTGGGGGAAACAGATGGCATATGATTTTGACGAATTAAACAACCGATTATTTTCAGCCATTGATTATTATGTCAGGTCATGGTTGCCAGAGGGTCGACAAGAGAGGCGTCACTGGGTAGCAATAAATAAAACAAGAGCCGACAGTCATTTAGGCAGTTTCAAGGTCGATATGCAAAGCGGGTCGTGGAAGGATTATGCTACCCAGGATACTGGAACTGATTTGATTTCCCTATACGCATATTTGTTCTGCAACAATCAACAGGGCGAGGCATACAAGATATTAAAATCAGAGTCAGGAATTCAAATTCCAGTTGCATCGATTTCGTCAGTCAAGGCACAGAGCAAGAAAAAGAATTTTAATACTACATTTGATAATCTTGTTGAGCAAGGGAAAACAATTTGCTTGCCTGTGCCTGAGGATGCCCCGCCGTATTTAGGTGCCTATAAAATCGATGAAGAGTATATTTCACTGGTAGACGAAAACAAAAAGCCGATAACAAATAGTAAACAATTAAAAACCTATTTTTATAGAAATGAGAATGGGGAGTTAATGTTTATCGAGTATCGGTTTCAATTTACTGACCGACCAAAAGAAATTCGCTATGCCACTTGCTGGCGCAACAATTCCACGCAGAAAACCAGTTGGGAAAAGTGTAATTTAAAAGACAATAGACCAATTTACAATTTAGAAAATCTGACGAAGTATCCGCATAAAACGGTTTTAGTGACTGAGGGTGCCAAGTGCGTTGAAGCTGTGAAATGGCAGTTTAATAAATTCTTTTCAGATATAGCAGAGTGGCCATTTATACCAATAAGTTGGTGCGGTGGTGTCAATGGAATCGGTAGGACAAACTTTGAGCCATTAAAAAATCGACAAATAATATACTGGCCGGATAATGACGAGCCGGGTAAAGATGCAATGCGGAGTTTGTCATTAGATTATATTGGTATAGTTATGGATATCGATGAGGGTTTGTATGAAAAGGGTTGGGATGTAGCCGATTTAATTCGAGATGGTGGCAGTGCAATCAGTTTTGTAAATGAAAAAATAACACCGAAAACTGATGTCAATGTAATTCCCAGAGTTCCGCTTGAACGGTTTCCAGATATAGACGAGAAATTCAGGTTATTAGGCACGATTGAAAATCTTGAGGCTATGTTGAAATTCTATAAATATGAAATATTTTTCAATGTAATTTCATTAGATTTTGACTGTCGGATAGAAAGCAAGATTTTCAAGGAACAAGGCTATTTAGGGTCGTTCCATTCACGCGTTGTGTCCAGATGTAAAAAGAACAAATTACCGATTACAGAGGGAGTTTTAAATGGATATTTAGACGAAATTTCAATGCGTTACAAGAAAAACCCCCCATTGTATTGGGTCAATGCCAAGCGTTGGGACGGAGTTAACAGAGTAAATAAAATAATCGATGCAGTAATACCGACAAGTGGTTTCAATGAATATTTAAAAACAGCACTGATAAAGAAGTGGTTAATAAGTGCCTATGCGGCGTTGGTGCGAGAGGACGGAGACGATTTCAGGACGAGAGGTGTATTAGTATTTCAAGGTAAACAAGAGTCGGGTAAATCAACATTTTTTAGAAATTTGATGGGTGGTAATTTAGATTGGTTTTATAACGGAGTTACATTAAATGCAGAAATCAAGGATAGTTTGATAGAGGCAAATAGTTTTTGGATTGTAGAATTAGGGGAAATAGAAAACACCACAAAAAGAAATCTATCGGCGTTGAAGGCATATTTGACCAACAATAAAACAGTTATACGGATGCCGTATGCTCGAAAAAAAGAGACGATTTGGAGACGCACTGTATATTGTGGTGATGTGAACCAAGACGAATTTTTATATGACCAGACAGGGAACACAAGGTTTTGGAGTATACCCGTTGAAAAGCTATTAGATATTTCAGACATCGATATGCAACAGATGTGGGCAGAGGTCAGGTATTTATATGAAAAAGCAATCATAAATAAAGAAAAATATATTTGGTGGTTATCACCAGTGGAAGTCGAGCTATTAAACGAAAGCAATTCCGATTTTGAAATCCGAGATTCGATTGAAGATTTAATTGGTAGTAAATTAGATTGGGGAAGCGATTATCTGGTGCCAAAAACACCAACGGATATTTTGTTCGATTGTGGAATAAGAGAGCCATCGACAGCACAATTAAAAAAGGCTGGTTTCATATTACGCAAACTATTAAAATTAGATAAAGCACCACCTAAGGACGCATTCGGTGTCAGGTATTATAATGTCCCGACATTAAAATCAGGGCAACCTCAATATGTTGGGGGGGGGTATTATAATGACTGATTTAAAATACAAAACAATTAGTGAAAAATAAGAAAATTATAAAATGTAACAAATTGTGTATAGATTTCTATACACATTTTGTCGGTATGTATAGAAAACTATACATAATGCACTTAAATGTGTCCATTATTATGGACAAAATCGAAAAAAGTGTCCATAAAAATGGACAGATTGCCAAAAAGCCTGTATTGGTGCGGGTTTACAGGATTGCCGAATGCCGACAAATGAAGTATTTGGTCAAAATGTAAAATTTTGTGTCCATAAAATAGGACACTGCGGTGTTGTGTGTGGTAAAAACACCACAAATATATAAAAATGTGAGGTGTTTTTACCACACAGAGCCGAAAACCCGCACCAACAGCGGATTTACAGAGCTTGATTTTTAGAGGGAGTGCCGACAAATGAAGTTTTTGCTATTTTCGTGGGGTATTTTTACCCCACATAAAGGATGACGGATATTAATTTATGATTTTTTTCAAACTCCGCAAACCCGCACCAATTGTGCGTTTAGGGGATTAGTAGTAAATTTAAATCTATATTTACTACATTTGGCACACTTTTTGCTACTTATACTGATAGATATAGCAAATCGAAAATCACAGCGGCTCTTAAAAATCAAACATAGAAGTGAAAACAGAGGAAAGCCTGCAAGAGCAGGCAACAAAGAAAACCCGACCTGCCGGGTAAAGCAGAGAGAACCAAAACAGAAAAAATAAAAAATTCCATAGGAGGACACAATGGAACGATTTAAAAAAGCGTTAATATACGCAGGATTTAGCACACTAAACAGAGTGGCAGTCATAATGAAAGGCTACTCAAAATTAAACAAAGCAACCGACAGATTGCGTTACTTAAACTCAAAACTCTACTGGCACTACTTGGAACTTAACCAAAAGGAAACGGCGGGCTTATAGCCCGCCAGGAGGACGCAATGAAAGATTTAAACTACGAAAAAAAATTATTTGAAAGAGCCATAGAAATTGACGCAGAATTTGAAAATCTAAATAGAAATTTCAGTGGCATCTGGTTACACCACGAAGTCGATGAAATGCTCATCCACCTGAAAAAAAGAAAGAAGTATATAATGGATAACATAGAATACTACAAGACCTGGGATAAAGCCAAAATGAAAATATTCCAGTCACATATGAAAGGACTAAATGACACAATCAAAAAGGTTAAAAACAGACAGAGAATAAACTGGGCAAATGACAAAGAAATTAGACAACAGTCAAGAGATGCCATATTTAGTTTGATTGAAAAACAGATTCCTGAAATCAAAAGAAATAAAGGAGCGGGCTTATAGCCCGCCCCAGGAGGACGAAATGAAACACTTAGACGAATATTCAGATAGAGTCCAGCAGCTTTACAATCAGGCTGAAGTTGAACTAAAAACAAATGGCTTTGAACACTGTAGCAGTGATTATGACGCGGCACATTTTAGTAATGGCGACCATCATATATTTATATTCTATACCAGTAATTACCTAAGAACTTGCGATTTAGAATATGGATATATGGACAGAGACGATAATTACACAAAGTGTAATTCAATAAAAGAAACTATTAAAAAATATAAAGAAGAGGCGGGGTTATAACCCCGCCCATTGGAGGACACAATGGAAGCAACAGATTGGGTAAAGAGTATCCACAAGAAAGCATTTAATAAAAATATGGCTTGGGGAATGGCAGACAAGATATTCCCTACAGATTACGAAAAAGACGAAACTAAAAGCGCAGGTGCTGGATATAATGTATACAGACACTATAAGCTAAATCCAGATTGCTGGATAAGCGACCTAGGAACCAGACTTGAAATTAATATAGGTAACACAACCATCAATATTTGGATTGATGAAAATTATCATCAATTTGTAACAGAATGGGCGGGGTTATAACCCCGCCCATTGGAGGACACAATGGCAAGACCAAACAACATAATCAAAGTTTACTATGTCTACTATTACGAAAGTGGACGCAGTTATTATAGTTTATTACCCAGAGGGGGATTGAAAAGCGCATACGCCACCGATGACGGTGGACGATGGTTTGTATTACCCAAAGGATTTATAGCAACCGAAACACGATGGGGAGAGCCAATAATAGCAGATAAGTATGGTGGGTATGGACACAGCTCAAGTCCTTTGTGCATTCGTAAAGGCAAGCTCTCATTTATGAGTTACGATGGAATCGAATACCTAAGATTAGCCAAAAAATCAGAATACAAAACAGGCAAAAAAAGACCATGCAAGACTATCAAAAGAACAAAAAAAATATTCTATGATATGTCAAAAACAATAAAATCAGAGGCGGGCTTATAGCCCGCCCCTGGAGGACACAATGGAAAAAAGACAACACGAAACATTAAGCATAAACGAGTTACTCTCAAGCCTGCTGGTATTAGAAACCGAAACAATTAAGGTAGGCAACCTCACAGAAAAATTAGAAAACTTGCATCATGAAATCGGAACAATCCAAAGGTTGCTTGAGGATCCCGAAATAGAACAGATAGACGAGTTCAGAAGGACAATCAAAAAGGCAATCAACTTTCTAAACGGTATATATAAAGGTTATCAAAAGGAAATAATTCATACTTTCAAGTATATCGAGGAAAACTTCAAAAAGGACGAGGCGGGCTTATAGCCCGCCAGGAGGACGCAATGGAAGACATAAAAGAATTTAAAGAAAGAGCACTGTGGCTGATAAAAGAGTATTATAAAGAGGCTTATCCATGCGTACAAATATTAGAACCATACCACTGGATTGTAACCTGCGGAGCATACACAGTCGGAGCGGACGATAAAACCAACATAGTTGAACTTGAAAACAAATATTTCCCAACGCTGTGGACAGAAGAACGTGCTATGGAATTGGTTCAGAGTTTGAAAGCAATCGATGGAGAAGGAAAGCCTGCCAAAGTTGAAATGATACGAAAAAAAAAATGGTATCAAGACAGAATAAATGAATATATAGAAATACTTGATATTATGAAAAAAAATGAAAATCAAGGGGCGGTTTAAACCGCCCCCATTGGAGGACACAATGAAACTGAAACTAAGAGAACTAAAATTTCTATCAAAAAAACAGATAGAAAGGCTGGAAGTAATGGGTATGGACACTGCGTTCATATCCACAGAGATTAGAAATTCCCTGACATTTTATGCAAACGACAAGAGGCATCCGCTTGCCATCCACTGCAATGAAGACGAAATTAAGGTCAGGACACTTGAGTCGGAAAAAATCTACTTCACTTGTAACATACTGGATGACGCAATCAGCTATTGTGAAGAGCTGATACTACTGAGGGAGGCGCAATGAGACTGAAAGACAAAAACGGAATTGAAATCAATAATGGGGATATTGTTATTATCTCTGGTGGATATTTCAAAAACAGCAACGGATTGCACAAAGTAAAACACACGCCAGGCGATGAAGGTTGGGGGGGAAACTGGTATAGACTAATCAAAATCAATAAAGACGGAACCCCAAAAAATGGTAAATATAATCTTGAAAGCTGGCCCCTAATCAGCTACACAACCAGTAGAGAAAAATCAAGATTACAGATGGAACACGACCGCGTTAACGCACAGATTGAAATCATAAGGGATCCTAAATGGAAAACGATGGATAAAAATTTTTCAATAGAAATCGATTGCAATCCAAATGCAGAAGTTGGAGTTGCAAGGTTATATCAAAACACGGTCACACAAAAATATTGGGTTTGGTTTGAAACCCACCGTGGATGGCAGAGGCATATCGTCCCAGATAAACTGGTTGAGGAATTTCTACATTCCAAAGAAATAATCGATGGCATCAAAATAAAAGGCAATTGGAACATAATAATCTACGGGCAGCTGTATTAAAAGGAGACGCAATGAAAACAAAAATCAGACGAGCATTAGCGATGACGGGGTATAAAAAATACCCCGAAGAGATTATCAAGGCAATACCAGAGGGTGTTATCGATAGATTATCTACGGTGTTATTGGCAAAGCTAATCGAGGCAAATCAAGCCATCTATTATGCAGGGCAAAGGAGAGAGGAGGACAAAATAAGTGAATTTCTTGGCATCCCAAGTGATGTTCATCTTTACACTTATCTAAATGACAACCATCCGCACCCAAATTACATTATAGGGTATAGTGACATACCAAGTCGAAAAAATCAATAAGGGAGTCAAAATGCAAGTAATGTTAGCGACAGATTTAAAGGACATAGACGGGGTAAAATTCCCCGTCTATGCATCACCAAAAATTGACGGAATTAGAGCATACATCAAAGACGGAGTGGTTTATAGCAGGTCGGGTAAACCGATACCGAACCAATTGATACAAGCCAAATATGGCAATAATCACGGTTTTGATGGCGAATTATTTTATGATGGCGGGGATTTTTCAAAGACTACATCAATTGTGTTATCCCCCACAAAACCTATCGACAATATCAAATTCGTATTTTTCGATAGATGGGACAGAAATATAGGTTTCGAGCAGTGGTATTATTTCCACAGATGCTCGGCTATTACAGCAGACTTTTTCCCCATCACACAGACTGAAATAGTGTCAAAAAAAGACCTACTGAGATACGAACAGGACACTCTGGACAAAGGCTACGAGGGAGTTATGATACGATACCCCGATAGCCTCTACACGCAGGGCAGGTCGACAGAGCTATTAAAAATGAAAAGATATTTGGAGAGTGAGGCGGAGGTTATCTGTGCTAAATGCCGAAATAATATAATGAAACACTTGGTAGTAAAAGATATTCACACAGGCGTTGAGTTCAACCTAAGTTCTGGGTTCACAGCAGAGATGAGAGAGGATTTCTACGATGTAACAGCATTTTTTAGGAACGGATATGTAGCAGTATACAAATATCTTGGACTCGGAAATAATGGAAAACCAAGGCACCCAGTGTTTCTGGGAACAAGATGGGTGGGGGATTTATGAGTTCACACCTAAAAGGGATGGCAAGGCAATTTTTACATGGACATCGAGAAGAAACCACAGAGTTTTTTATGGATATTCACACCCTATGTTGCTCTTGCGGTGGTCCCCAGATAGACCCCCAAAAAACAAGTAAAGTGTTAAAAAGTAGTTTCACTACAATAAACGCATTTATGTTATTTCCCGGTGATTTGATTTGCAAATATTGTCAAGAATTATTAGAAAAACGAGAGCTGAGATTCAAGACAATTATTTGCAAATCACCGGGTAATGTGGAAGTAATAGAAAGGCAGGAAGTATTAGACAAATTAAGAAACCCACCAAAAGAGTTTGTTATCAGCATAGCATATTCATTTAAAAAACACCACTGGTTACACGCGGGGCTATCAAATAGGGAACGGATTTTAATTGGGACTGATGACAAGATGGTTGAGTTTGTTCCCAAAGAGCATACACAGATATTAAATGCTATTGAAACTATGAAATCACACGGAGTTTCAAGTCGAGAAATTGAGGCAGGGCATTATCACCCGGCTACTTATGAAAAAGTTGGTGGGGTATTTTTAGAACAAATAAACAATATCCTGCAACCTCATCGACCCACAGGTTTAGTGGAACTACTTGTAAAAATAGTTCCATCAAAAGAAAAAAAAGAAATTATAAAAAGAGAGGTAATAGAGATGATAGAGAATATCGACAAAGAAGCGGCTGAGTATTTGTCCCTACTGGCACAGCACTCACAATATCGCAGAGAGCGAGGTAAAGAATTTTGGGACGGATTTTTCCTATATCGCATAAATAGGGTTTCAAGATTAAACCTCCCAGAAATGACAGACAAATTAATGGGAATGCTTGATATCCCAGCTACTTCGGCTGGTGAACACATCATACCTGTATTAAACAGTTTCGATTTAGAAAAACAAAAAGAAATTGAAACAACAATTAGAGAAAAGAGCAAATTAATTGTTGCGTTATGTTATCAAATTCTAAAAGAAAGGAGAGAGACAAAATGAGAAAAGAATATGAATTAACAATAAGAACAAAGGCACCACTGGCTCATGGGGCATTTTCGGATGGTGTGTCAGCTGGGAATTATACAAAATTCCGTAGAGAACCGATTGTGTCATTGCCAGGTTACCCACGCGTCCCTGTAATTTCAGGGAACGCAATCAGGGGAGTTTTGAGACGATTGATAATGAGGGAACTATTCCAGAAAACAAGTATCGAGGAATTCAAAGAGGCATTAGGCGAGACCAAAGGCAAACGAGCATGGGATAGAGTTTATGCTATGCTGTGCATTGGTGGAACAATAGAAGCCGCAGAGCAAGAAATAAACACAGCAGAATTGAGAGATATGAGAAAAGAGTTCCCTGCTCTGTCGGTATTAGGTTCGGCAATGTATAGTCAATTAATGCCCGGTATGGTTCAGATTGGATTTGCGTTTCCATTATGTAAAGAAACATTAGAAGCTGGGATTTTTGATAAAACCGTATTTTATGCCATTCCAATAATACCCGCAGAGGATTTATTAACAGAGGTCGGATTAGTGCGTCATGTGGACAGAGAAAACTCAGACCCTGAAAATAGCAAGGTATCACCAATGCCATATACAGTTGAGGCATTAGCAACTGGAACGATACTGAAAACAAAAATCAGTTTTCAACCGATGGCTACCGATTTAGAAATATCCTGTATTAGACACGGATTTGAAATGTTAACTACACTTGG